GATCCCCCCCAAGTTTCTTTGATCACGATTGTCATATTATCCAAGTCGGGGACACGAATAATCCGCGACCAAGTTCCGTATCGCGGATTCCAGACATCAAGGGTTGCATCTTCTTCCATGTTCTTGATGCGCTTGAGAAGTTCATCGAACGTGATGATAGTTGTCATGATCGGTTCAGTCCTTTCACTTTTTATATAAGCAGTTCGCGATTGTTGTTTGGTAAGCAGTTCACGAATTTTATTTTTCTGCATTTCGTGAACTAAAGGGGATAAGAAATCCCCTTATTCACGATTCTGCATTTTGGCGACCAGTTTCTTGTACGCATCCACGTACTTCTGGCGATCCTTTTCTGGACAGCGCAGAAGTTCGCAGATATTCGCGCCATTTGCCCATTTCCGTAAGTAACATTTGAATCCGCATTCCGGGCATTCCTTGCCATTGCACTCACAGCCGCCCTCTTTAAGAGCCGCCATCAAGGTTTCCTTATCCGGGTACACCGTAAAGATGTAATCCGAATATTTGCAGTGCTTTGCGGGAATTCCGATCAGAACAGAACTGCGGATGAATACCATGTTCGCGGGCTTCACGCCGCCACAAATTTCATCGATTGCGGCATCGACTGGGGCGACGTTTTTTGCCCACAATGCGATGTGAATATTCGGATGGGCGATAATTGTCCGCAGATAATTTCCAGCCATGATTCTGCCAGTGATATCACCGGAAGAATTCTGACGGACAATCTGTTCCGCAACAGAAATTCCAGCCTTCAGTTTCTGCATTGGTGTGCATTCCAGATCCAACATTGCAAGTTCCTCAACCGTGAATTCAAAGTTGGACATGATGAACATGTTGAGTCCGTGACGATTTTCAACGTTCTTCCATCTGCTTTCCTGTGCATCGTCATAGCACTCGCCACAAATACAAGCAGGTTCTTCTTCTGCGAATTTCCGCATTTTGTTGCAGAACTCACATCCATGACAACTTGAATCCATCGACTTAATTCCGCGAATCTTTCCAGAATCATGGAACGGAGTCTGGTAGATCGTCAGCAGTTCCAGTTTTTCCGCATAAGTCAGCGGACGGGTTTTTTGAATATCCGCAAGTTCGTACACACGGGCAGATTCCAGATCAAATTTTTTCGACATAACAATGTCCTCCTACTATTAATTTGTGGAAATCAATTCCACTACAAAAGGCGCGATCATAAGACCGTGCCTTCTCCAGTAGAATTAACTTGCGATTTTTCCGCATTCAATCGAGATCTGGACACCACTCACACTTCCAGATTTCGATGGTTTCCGCATAGTTGTATTTGACACGGAACAAGCGGATGTAGATTCCGGTCGGCATACTCAGCACCTCACAAGGTATGAGGCCGTCGCCGTCAACGAACCAAGAGTCGTAGACGCGACCGTTGAGCGATTCCGTAACAAGTTCATCCTCATACACAACCTTCGCCCCGAAAGGCGTGATAATCACGTATTCGTCCTCAATGAAACAATCCTCATCGGCTTTCGCAACCGCAACAATTCCGCTCACAACCAGAAGAGCAACCATAAGCACAAACAAGTTCCGAATCTGTTCACGAATAGTCATAGTGATTCTCCTTTCAAATTTCCGCATTCAGTCACAGCATCTGAGTTCCGTATTGAGTGCGAACATAGTTGCGAAGATAAGCCTTGCGAATATTGAACGTCTTCCCGACTTTTTCGCCCCAAGTGGTGAAGTACGGAACGCGATCATTCCGCATTCCGCACAAAGTTTTCACACGGATAACCGTAACAACGTCCTGAGATTCCGCGATGATTTCCAAGAATATCGCGCTTGCACCTTTCCGAGCAAACAGTAACATAGCAAACTTCCTTTCTTGTTCGCGATAATTCGCGATAATTTAAATTCCGAAAATTCCGCACACAAAAATTCCGCATTGAACCGTATAGAAGTGTAGGATTATATCATCAACCACACTTAACGAATGCGGAATTATGGTAGGAAAGTTATGGTCAGAACCGTTCCCAGTCCGTCCAGATATCGAATTCGCCCCATCCTCTATGACATATTGTATTATCTTTGAGATGATAGAGATATTCTGCATCTTCACGCATAAGGATAATATTATTCCAGAAATCAATTTCAATGTCGTTCATCTTGTATGTGTTCGCAAAGTTCAAAAGACGTTCCGCTTCAATTCCTGTGATTTCGCGGTCTTTGAAGAAACATGCAGTGAATGCATCAGGCCGCATAATAATGGACAATCCGTTGCCGTTGCGCTTGATGGAACTGAGCGTCCATCTGAGTTGGGTATAGCTTACCCACACTGCCTTCATTTTGTTTTTCATAATCCAACTTCCTTTCTTCGTGAGCGTTATATAGTTTTCGCCCACTTAAAAAGACCAGCTAACATATAAGCTAGTTGGTCTTTCAAAATGGGCGAACCTTCGCTGTCGCTCCGGTTCGCTTATTGCGCTTATTTGCAAAGCTTAACTGTCGTTTCGCTTCGCTTGTGGGCAAACCTTCGCTGTTGTTGCGCTTCGCTTGCCGCACACTATTCAATATTGCTGAGAAGTTATACACTTATCACTTTTGGGACGGCTTATAATCCTCGGGATTGAAACCATCCCATTGCAAAGCTTGAATGATCGCGGCACGGGCGTACTGCGGAACAGTTTGCCCAGTTGCTTCACAAGCCTTTTCCAAAGCTTGCGGAATCCCTGACAGAATGGTAAAGCTAACGTTTATACGGATAGTATTATTGCGTCGCCACTCATTCTGTTTTGCTACATTTTGCTTTCCCTTGCGGTTATCACTATCAACCTGACTTGCCTTTTCAGTCATATTTCACCTGTTCCTTTCAATTTTCTGCGGCGATATGCGGATTCATGGGAAGTGATTTCACGGTTTAAACCTACAATGGTTTCCTCATGGGCCGCATAAAGATACTACTTCCGAAATAATAGTATACGCATACTTATATCCCGGTCAAGGCAAGGTGCTACGTAAAGGCTTTTTGTACACTTGCACAATGTCAGCAGGAAGGGATTTCACGGTTTAAACTGCTCCAACTTAGTGATAGCACTCAATCCTGTATTTTTCCTGATGGGCGAGACAATCCCATATACAAGAGAATCTCAATCAGTACATGGTTCATGTGGGATTCTCCCAGACGATAGCCATGTAGGTATAAATTTATAGTTATCCTGCTGGTGGTATTCCTACAATTCCCATGTAAGAGTAGAATTCTATTAGTTGGCTAGTTTCCTGCTGTAATGTGCTTGTATAGCTTGCGCGCTTCCTGTATGCATGGCATGGAATCAAAAAAAATGCACACAAAAAGAGACTATACACAAGTTTGTGTATAATCTCTTAATGTGCGCGTTTCCTGTCATATGGCTGTTCATGTTATGCTGTGAGTGCTTTCTTTTCCTGCTGTGCTTTTTTCTGCTCTGCCTTGCGCTTGTTATCGTTGTACTGCTTTGCCTTGACTGCTCTTTCCTGCGCTTTCTGTGCTTTCTTGTCATTGTCTTCTGTTTGACTCTTAATCACTTCTGCTTTGACAATCTGCATAGTCTTTTCAATCAATTCAGCAGTTTCGTGGGCTTCTTTGACTGCTTCTGCATTCATGGCTTGTTTTGCTTCCATGTCTGCTTTTTCCTTGTCTGCTTGTGCTTTCAGTGCAGTTTCTTTTCCATCCGGCAGAAGAGTAAAGGCATGTAAAACACTCTTTTCTTCTTTCTGCTGTTCATTTGTCAGGATAGACAATGTTCTTCTCTGCTGAATGATAGCAAGCGTTTTAACAAGGATATCTGCGAAACGCTTTGCAGAAGTACCATTGTAGCCATTAGCCAGCTTGCTATATCCCATGAATTGAGACTTGAAGTCACGTGCATGTGATGCCATGGCTTGTGCCTCACTTCCCATCAGTTTCAAGATAGCATTCAAAGCGCTTATGATGGAAGTATTGCTTTCAACGTGTCCATTTACAAGGCTTTCTGTCTTTTCAAAAAGCGCTTGAATCTTGTTTTCTGCTGAAAGCTTGTCAGCAATTGATGGGATTAAGTCAAGAACAAGAGAAAGAGACAAGAAGCATTTTGTGCCATCTGTGCTAGCTTTTCCGTCGTCTGTGAAATTGACTTTGTAGCGCATATAGATTGGATTCTGTAAAGCTTCGACGGGATTAGTAACTTTGTTCGTTACATAGTCTGTAAGAATTTCAAGATTAATATCTTTCATGATATCCTTCAAACTTTCCATGTCAGCCGTCAATTCCAAATCTGTCAAGTGATGATCATCACTCAACAGGTATTCTTTGACTTTGGTCATTACAGATATCATTTCATCATAGCGCTTGCAATCCTTAAGTACCATACAATTTGTAGACATTTTTCATATCCTCCTATACATATGTTTTTATACATGGTTTAATAGTCGTAACTTGTTCCATGCCATATATACAGGAAACGCGCTTGTTTTGTTGAGTTGTCAAGAAACACTTAGGTATCCAGCAGAATTGCCTTTTCTCTCAAATGAGAGGGAAACCGCAGGATTGTAAGTCCTCCCGGGCAGTTCCTTCATCAGGAACTATGCATATTATAGGGCATGATACGTATCATTGCAAGTAGTTTGATGTAACAAAATTGTGACAGTTTCAAAAAATATCATAAAAACGCTGAATCTCTTACTGCCAGTAAGCTTTTCATGTTTTTGTGATATTTTTCCTTCATTATATAGCAAAAAACGGAAAGTCGTTTCCTGCTGGTTAGCTGGCTGGAATAGGGAAGAATTACCTATTAGTCTAGTAGGTTAGTAGACTTTCGTGTGGGTTTACGGATCGGCATCTTGCTAAATTTTTTTCGAGTCGAATTTGATCATTTTCATGTGGGATTCAGCCATCGGGCAGGAGATACGGTTAGACACGTCTAACTATCAAGCGGAGCAATGAGGGAAAATAGGTTAAACACGGTTAACTACTTCGGCGATGGCTTGACATGATAAATGGAATAGAAGTAGGAAAGAGGATTGAAATTATTAAACTGAAAGTTTAAAAATACTATACTGAATGGTAAGAAAAAAGTATACCAATACTAAACAAGATATAGGTATAACGATATAACCAAAAAGAGTATAGTATCATAGATATCATGTATAGGTATAATGCATAAATATACAGAATATACTGTATAAATATGCAAATTGGAAGAATTGGTAAAATATGGCAATCAATGGGAAGGTATCTATTTTCGCGTCTGACTGGCTGTTTTTGGGGATGATAAATATGTCATGGGGAAAACGAACGTCTTAGAACGAAAAATAGAGGGCTTTACAGCGATTCGCCTATTTTGAGCAGGAAGAGGAAATGTATTGAAATGCGGTTTATTGTGTGATGAAATAGAAGTTAGTCATGTTCATATATATGAACGTGTTCATAATTATGAACATATGAATGACTGTTCATATGAATGACTGTTCATATGTATTACCTAGTCAGCTAGTAGGTAAATGGCCTTTGCTCCTGCCCGGCGAAACGTAATATGGTTTTACGTTACGCAATGACCAGACGGTTTCAAGTTGGCGGGGGCGACATCTATCAACATAAAATTCATTTTTTAGTACTCCACCCATAACAGCTTTCGCAAAACCCAGACCCTTTACGCCGCAACCTATTTGACCTCTTCCAGCCATCTCCACACACCTACCATATCCCACAACTAAAAACAAATTTCCCGTTTTTAACTGTTACGCCAATCGCCCCAGAATCGCGTAACACTTCGTACAATTTTCACCCTCGCACAAAACTGAAATTGACAAAATCGAACCCACAAATTTCTCAACGTTGGGTATATGTAGCTATTTCGTTTCGCAAGCGCTACAAAAATATTGATGCGGATATAGAAATTTTTAATACAACATCCCCAGAAAAACCGCACAACAATCACAGAAATTCGCACGAAAATATGTACAAAACCCGCAAAAATTGTACGAAAATATGTACATTAACTTTATATCGCCGCTACGCTCAATTCGCCTTCGGCTCATACTCATTCGCTTCGCTCATTCAACTCGCTACGTTCAACTCGTTCACTCCGTTCACTCGTACTCACTTCGTTCGTGCCGCATACAAATTGTGCCAACCTGTTCCACCTGTCACGCAACTCATTCCACATCGCAAACACATGGTGCTGTTGCGGCCTATAGCGAAGCTTCGACCAAGAAAATTTTTCTTTCCTGATCGCTTACCAAATCGAGAATTTTTCCACATTATCTTAGTGAAGAGAGAATTTCAAGGAGAGCCTCAGAACGTGCCACAAAACACTCCTCATCAGGGTACGTCAAAAGTGCCTCAACCTGTTGCGGCTCAAGGACTTTCGTGACCGCATCAAAATTTTCCCTTCTATATACGCGCGTGCGTGCGCGTATTATTATTAATATATATATTCTATATAGAGAATATATGTAGCTAACAAGAATTATCTTTAGCTACAGTATTCTCTTTAGCAAGTACTCTTATAACAAACAAGGAATATCTATACAAGAGTATTCTTTAACAAGAACTCTTATCACTAAGTAGAGTATCAATACAAGAGTTCTTGTTAACAGTACTCTTTATAGCTAACAAGAATTCTACTACAAGAGTGTACTCTACTAGTAATCTTTCCCTCTTAAGCAGAATTCTTGTTACCTCCAACATTACTCATAACAAATACTCTTGTTGGTGCGTTAATTACTATATTTCCTTCTTTGAATAAGAGTAATAGTTAAAGAGAATACTTGCATACTAAGTAATTTACTTTAAACAGAACTCTATATATAGGGGGTCAACGAGATGAATCAAATCGAAGTCAAGAACAAGGTGGGCGAGTTTGGTGCGCGGCTCAAGGTGCTGGCGAGGGGGCTGGAGCGGGCGCGACAGCTTCGCATGAAAGAGGTCGCCAGCCGCGAAGCACTGGTCAACTACCTGCTCAACAATGTGGAACTGATCCAAGCGTTAGCGGACAGCTACGCAGGTCTTGACAAGGAGAATACAAACCTCGAGCGCGAACTGGTGTCGCTTGAGCGGGATCTCCGCGAACTGAAGAGCGCCACCTTTGTTCCAAGCGCAACTTCTGGCGCGAACCACACAAGCGAAAGCGAGGGGAGCGATAGCGAACCGAGCAGTCGCGTCATGGATGAGGAATTGTTGTGCGGCGCGGAGCGAAGCGGAGCAAAGAGTGGCGGCGAAGCGTCAGCCGATGCGTTAGCTGAAGTCCCGGATACCAAAGTAACTACAAGGAACAAATCACATGCGGCGAAAAAGAGCGTCAAAGAAGTATGAGATCGATGACTGGTCGTACACGCCGCTATCCGAGCCACGGGTGGTCGCCGCTCTGCTGATTCACCGGGACGAATATGAAGCGGGGCAACTCGAGGTGGACTCACCTGTGCGGCTCACATACTTGGCATTAGATGAGTTAATCGCTGGCGCGGGGCTTACGTTGGAAGAAGCGGACGCTGTCGCACTAGCAGACTATTCCGCAAAGCCCTTTGCGAAAGCGGTAGCTAAAATTGTGTCGGCAAACAACGAACGATGGAGCGAAGTCTACGCTGGCGCTTCGACTTCGCGAGGATAAGTAAGGGGGCTGACTTATGGATTTTGGTATTGATAGTTGCGACGGCAAGATCGCTTGTGTAAGCGCAGACGACCGCGCCACCATCACCAAGCTGAAGAAACTGGTGGCGGCACACCCGGGCGACGTAATAGTGGATGCACTGCCCGAGGACAACGACGGCATGATGGTGGTTCGCGTTCCGTTCAAGTGGGTCAAAATTCGTCCACCGCGACATGTGAGCGAAAGCCAGCGCGAAGCCGCGAGGGAACGGGCGAAGAATCTTTTCTCGAAACCAATTAATTAACGGGCTTCGCGACCCCAAACAGGCGGGTCTGGGGTCGGGGCTGGGTATTTGTCCACCCCCACTTCCAGAGGCGGCTAAATGGGTCAAAAAGTCCAATAAAATGAATGGGCAGTTTTGTAACACTTTTGTTACATGTGCCAACTTACCATCCGCACAATTTTTCCCCATTACCCCAGTGAAGAGATGAGTAGAGCAATCTCTTCAGGTCGGGTAAGACGAAAGGAGAAATTGTATGGATTACCTCGATAAGTTGGAACAGGAAAACAGAGAATACTGCGACGCAATTGCCAGCCATGTTGAATCGCTTCAGCGTATCAAGTCTCTCTTTGTGGTGGGCGGTATCGAACTTGCCACCACAGAACAGGTCGCTGAGTTTTATGAAGTACCTGTGAGCAAGATCTTGATGAACTTGACATTGTATGATGACGAATTCGAGGCAGATGGCGTTGGTGCGTGGAAGCCAGACGAACCAAAAACAGTGTTGACCTTGAATGATGGCACTGAAATCACTATTCCAGATTTCGGTCTGCTCTTGTGGCCCAAACGTGCGATCTGTCGTGTGGGCATGGTGCTTAGTGACAGTTCGGTGGCTGAAGATGTGCGGAGACATTTGTTGAACATTTTGGATGCGACTCCTGACGAGCAGAAGGCCGCAGAGATTGATAAAGAGATTGCACTCGTCTATGAAGTGATCGACGAGGCTATTGCAGAAATGAATAAGGGGGATGCTTATGAACAAAGATCTTGAACAGTTGCGCGAAGCTGTGAAGGACGGCGACTGGAACGAAGAGGCAAAGATGTATGTGGTGATGGTGCTGGAGCGGCTTACGACGGCTGTGAAGGTGAGCAAGTTGTTGCGGAAAGCGGACGACGAATTCTTCGAGGATACCTACGCCATGAAAGCTTTGGCGGCGGCTTACAATAGTCTGGTCGAGGATCTCGTCAACATCGGCATGGATGTTTTCGGCGGCGAAGAAGAGGAAGCTAAAGCTGGCGAAGAGGAAGACGAAGCTGAAGACGAAGAAGCTGAAGAAGACGAGGACTACTGCGGAGACTGCGAAGACTGCGAGTTCAGCGATGATTGCGAATACAGCGGAGAACGCGAAGCCGACGAAGACCCGATCGGTGACATTCACAAGAACATGATGAATTCGTTTGCGGCAATGATTCCTATAGAAGGCATCAAGTACGTAAGCGACAGAATGACAGGGAACAATAACAGCGCTGTTTGGGTGGCGACCTTTGCGGGCAAGAATGGCAAACAGTACAATGTCCTGCTGACCTGCGGAGATTGCAACACGAAGACCAACAAGATCATACTTGAAGATGCCAACGATATCGACTACATGTATAAGCATCTTGCCGCAGGATTGTACGGCGTAATGTTTACACGGGTCGACGATCATGGCTTCCAGTTTGTGAAGTTCGACGACATTAAGAAGTGGTACATGAAGGAGTTGGACTTCGCGTACAACACAGACTCGCCACTTGTGCTGAATGAGGTCAACAAATGGCTGAAGATCAAGTAAGGCCGCTGTGTACAATTTGTGGCGGCAGATACTGTACGGAACTGATGGCGAAGCGTTATCTTGGTGGCGGCGAGTTATTGGAAGGGCTTGCCGCCATCAATGTTTCTCCTGCGTATCTGGAGCGGATGACTAAGGATGATGGGCATGTCTGGTGGACGCACGATTTCCTCGAGTCACTTGATCGCCAGATGAGGGTTGGGTACGTGATGACATGTTTCGGCAACAGTTCTTTTGCTTTTGTTGAAGTGTTTCTGGATAACGAAGCTGTGCCGCTCTACGAATCGTGCGATGTGATCCGGGCGAAAAACTCAAAACAAAGTTGACGAATTTGCACAATTGTAAATTTTTTAAAATTTTTCGTTGAAAAACTGCGTTTTAAGCGACTAACTTTTGATATTATATATGGGGAGGGGTATTTCATTGGCGAGAGGCTATCACATAGCGACTCCCCGTGGACGAGCGGAAATGGTGAAAGCCACTACTGCTGAAGAGCGGGAGAAGATCGCGAATGACTTACTGAACCGCTGGGAATCTTATTGCCTGACGAATTGGGATAACAGTTCTGGCGGCATGATAACTCCGGGAGATAAGGTGCGGCGCTTCCTTGATTCACTGGGAACATTCCTGCTATGTGGGGGTCAGGATGATGTGATCAGTGCATACAAGAGCGCGGTAATCAACGCACATGAGATTCCGGTTTCGTCTTGCCCGTTTGACTATCAGGACATGATCGAGTCCAATCAGGATCTGGACATGACAAAGGTTGACCGCAACCAAAGAATTGCTTTCAACCGCATGGCAGATGACTGGGATAACGAGATGCCGCCCAAACTCAGAGAAAAGGTGACCAGAGCAAGGATGCCGAAGCCGAGGCACAGCAGAAAGCCAGACCGCTACACATTAGTTTGTGCGGCGAGGCGAGACTATCGAATCAAGAACTTCATACGTTGCGTCGTGCAAACTGACGGAACATTTTCACTGGGCGGCAAGGTGTGGAAGATTGATCTACAGGCCGCGAAGCAATATGCTCCAGTGGAAACCAAGAATGGCGACTTCTACAAAATGGATTTCGTCATTGCGGGAATACCGGAATCCGCGCAAGCTGACCCGGTATTTTTTGATATGAAGTTTGCGAAGATTGATAGCGTAGCTGTCGCGGCGTAAGCTGGCATAAGAGGAACGCGAGGTTGAAGGATGCTTTAGACAGAACTTACACGAGAAGATCAGGCTTTGCTCGTTGAAGATATTGTGGCAAAGAAGAATGGTCTGACAGAATATGAGTGGGCTGATCTTGTAGAGAAGTACCACCTTGATGTCAGCCCCGATACACTGCGGAAGGCTGGCGTTGGAGTAATGCTTGCGGATGCAGTGATGCGGTGCGAAGGCGACAACTTCGCGAAAGAGCAGACACTCCGTGATCTTCGTAATGAAGTTATGGCTTACCGCAGAAGCGATGCGCGGCGAACAGAATTAGCAAACGCTATTGAACGAGCCGCGAAAGCAATGCCTGACTTGCGGGGAGAGTTTGAAGCCGCCAGTCGCGAAGCTGAAAGCAAAGTCGAATCCAAAGCTGAATCCAAAGAACTTGTTCTTGCCCTTGGAGACTTTCACTTTGGTGCGGACATTGAAGTGCGCGGCTTACGTGGCGAGAAGATGAACGTGTACAACTCAGATATATTCGTTCACCGGATGTTGCAAGTGGCGATGCAGACTGAGTTGATTCTTGGAAAAGAAAAGATTGCCACCATGAACATCTTCCTCGTAGGCGACCTGATTGATGGAATGTTGCGGCAAAGTCAACTGACGCGACTTGAGTACGGCATTGTCGATCAGGTAATGAAACTTGGCGAACACCTTGCGTTGTGGCTGAAACACTTAGCCAGATTTGGAACTCAGATTAAGGTTTACGCTGTGAGCGGCAACCATTCTGAAGTCCGACCACTCCGAGCCAAATCGCGCGAATTCGAGGATGAGAACCTCGAGCGTATCGTTATCTGGTACTTGAAAGCGCGGCTGGATGGAATAGACAATATTGAGATCTGTTCCGATTGTGAGCGGCGTAAACTGGTCGAAGTGTGCGGCTACAAATTTATGTTGATGCATGGCGACAGTATCAGTGGCAAGACACTTACTGATCTGGCTCGTGACAGCATCAACCTATATGGTGAACCAATTGATTACTTTGTGGTTGGGCATCTCCACAACGACGCAGAGTTTTCGGTTGGTACTTCACCAGACGGTCACTCGACCATTGTCCGTGTTCCTTCTTTGTGCGGCATTGATAAGTACGCACAAAGCTTGGAGCGTGGGGCATGTCCGGGTGCTACTGCGATGGTGATCGAAAATGGGTATGGCAGACGGTGCGTGTACCCAATTAAGGTGAAATAAACAAAGCCGCAAATTATATTTGTTGCGGCTCAAGCGGGGATAGGCAAACGGCAAAGTCAAGGATTTCTAAAATCCCAGTAAAATCAGGCACTTTCACCTGATTCTTGTGGGTTCGAATCCCACTCCCCGTACATAATATTATTTAATGTCGGTAGTCAAGTATTGAAAGACTGTAAGACAATAGCTACCCGGTAAGCGGAACGCCCGGAGGCCGAACTCCGACACGTACAACGGCTAAGAGAGATGCGGAGCAAGTGACTTCGTAGGTGACCCGGTCAGCGAGTCGAGGCAGACGCTGGACGAGTTGTACGTTATCTGCTTAACAACGGTGTGAAATCCGCGCGGGCTTCGTGTGATTCCAAGCATATCGAAATACATATGCCTACTGCACACCCGGCATTTAAATATTTGAGGTGATTGTCGTGCGAAAAAGTGGTCGAGCGTACCGCAGATTAATGAACCGCAAAAAGAAGAGAGCAATGGTCGAATGTGCCACAATGTTTGACGGCTATCTCTGGCGACCAAACTTCTACTTTGCGGAAAGAACAAACAGGCACGGCAACATCAAAGGTCTTGTCCTGCATCGGAGCAAAAGCCGCTTCACTGGTTATGTGAAGAAAATGTGCAATCGAAAAATGCGGCGACAGGACATTGATTTCACCGCGACTCCGGGCTACTACCACAGGGCTTCGGAGTACTGGTGGAATATTTTTTAAGCTTGTATAGCGCCATACTGGCGAGTATATAGAAGCTATACCGCACTGAAACATGTGTCAAAATTCTGGCGGTGGAATGAATCGGTTCAAGCCGCCACATAGATTGATTGTTACGTGCTGGCTACAAAATTGGGATTGCGCCAGCCTTACTCATGGTTAGTCCTCCACATCTCCTTTCAAATTTACCTGCCAATAACACTACACTACAACACTACGACACTGTAATCCCAAGCAGTGTTGTAGTGTTTTTTAGTATAAACAAGGCGAGAGGAATTATATGGCGCGAGTAGCAAAGGAAACAGTAAAAGCAAAAGTGCCAAGCAAGCTATGTGTGCGGTGCGGAAAAGTGCTTCCGCTAACAGATTTCTACAAGAATCAGGATTGGCAGTCGCAGTCGTACCATGATGCTTGGTGCAAAGATTGTGCGAACAAGTATGTCAATTCGCTCGAGGATCTGCAAGTTTATTGCCACGACAACAACAGACTGTGGAATGATAACTGGTGGAACACGCTGGTTACAAAAGCCCAGTACAAGGTGGCGACCGATGCTGAATACCTCGAGGCCAATGAGGCGAACAGGCTGAAGATCTTCAACCATGTTGCGGCTCAAGCATTCTTCGGGATAATGAACGGCAAAGCCTACTACCGCTACGTAAATCATCAGGATAAAAGTTACACCGAAGAGGATGTAGCGCCGAAAGCTGACGAGGCAACCGAAGCGGAAAAGAAAATCTATAGTCCTGAATGGGGCGGCTTCTTCTCACAAGATTACCTTCAGATTCTGAATGATGTGTATAAGCGCTACAACCCGGACGACACATTGAAGGACGATCCCGTGCAGGATACTTATGTGCGGCAGATCGTTAAAGCGCAGGTCTTTACCGACCATGTATACAACCAGATGTGTCAGGGCAAGGCAACGCTGAAAGAGTGGGAAACCGCCAAGAACGTGTTCAACGATCTGATGAAGACTGCAAACATTGCTCCCGCTTCCAAGAGGAACAATGATAGCGGTTCATTTGATTCGCTGGGCGAGATTGCCGAGTGGCTTGAAGAGATCGATGTACTGACACCGGATAACTTCGAGGGTGTTGAGTTTCCACCCGACGATGTGGATAAGATCTTGGAAGACTATCGCCATGTTGAAGAGGCGGTGGGCGCTGTCTTATGATTTCGCAAGCTTTATAGAGCGGCAAGATTAAGCCGAGCATTAACGGTCATGAGATCAAAGATCCACAGGCGGTCGCACTCCTGATTCATTACTGGCGAACGCATCTTGATGTCTTTATCGAACAGTACTTCAAGATAAAGTTAAAAGACACCCAAAAGATTCAGGCGCGGATGATTGGCAACGGCAAAGAAGTTCTGATGGTCAACAACCGTGGCGCTGGCAAGACTTGGGTGGTGGCAGTATGTTGCCTCGCATACGCAGTGCTGTGGCCCGGGAGCATGGTGGCTGTTATCTCTGGCACTGGCGAACAGGCGACACTGGTTCTGCGTAAGATCGAGTCTGATTTCATTCGCAACGAAAACGTGTTGCGTGAGATCAATTGTAGCGGCGGTCGCCGTCCTGTCAGCTTAACACGAGCCAAGGGGCGCTGTGTGCTGAAGAATGGTTCGATTATTGAATCGTTCTCCATCGGCACATTCCGTGGCAACCGTGCCAAGCTGTTAATCATAGACGAAGCCCCGGAAGTCAATGCGGCAGACTGGGAAGCTGTTGCACTGCCCGTTCTGAACACAACTCGCGGCGTGGCAATTCAGCACGGCTTCAAGGATCATCCTTCTGCGGTGTGCAGTATCACATCAGCCTGTCTGAAGAGCAACCACTTCTACGATAAGTTTACCGACGCACTCAAGCGAATCGCCGATCCTACCAAACGGAGCGACGGAGTGTTCGCCTGTGCGCTGAACTGGGAATGCTCTGCACGAATCGGGATCACCTCGCGAGAGTGGTTCTTGGATCAGAAAGAGCGCATGACCGAAGAGAAGTGGATGACAGAATATGAGTCCATCTTCCTTGGTGCGGAGTCGGGCAGTCTGTTCCCGTATGAGAAGACACAGAAGTGCCGCACATTAAAAGAAGTGGAAGTGGCGATGCCAGCAGGAAGCAAGGCCGACTACGTAATAGCAATCGATATTGCTGTGTCAGGTGCGACCTCTGCTGACAATACCGCAATCAGTATTATCAAGCTGATTGATGCTGGCGAAGGATTCATCAAGCGAAAGCTGGTTTACATGCGAACCTATCACGGTTACACGTTGACCATGTTGGCAGATGAATTGAGGCGGCTACTGGTGAAGTTCCCGCGAACCATTAAAGTCGTATTCGACCATCATGGTGTGGGCAACGCTTTCCCTCAGTTCCTTTCCGAGCCTTGGCTTGATCCAAATACTGGCAAGGAGTACCCGCCGCTGGTACTTGATACAGATCCTTATTCCATTCAGAACGCTGTGCCGCTGTTAAGAGCAATCGATGCAAACAATGCGTTCAACCAGAAGTGTGTGAACGTGACCACGATTGCGCTTGAGAAGGGTACGCTGGAACTGCCAGTTGAGTCGCGGCGCTTGGTTAACGGCAAGATCGCTGATGCTTCAACCGAACGTGTTACCGTATCGAAGGACGGCACAATCATTGAAGAGGGCGAGGATAACCGCCACAAGTTAACTACCGAGGAGATCGCAATCCTGTACGAAGCAGATGCGCTCCAGATCGAGATGGGCAACATTGTGTCGCGGCCTAGCGCAAGCGGTTACCCGATTATTGGCACTGCCAAATCCACCCAGCATAAAGACCGTTATTCCTCATTGTCTTACGGACTCGCTTTTATTGCGGATCTTGAAGACGAGAGGACTAGAAAATATAGAAGTGGATCGTCAGACGAATGCATCGTTCTGGTCGATTACATGTAAGAGAGGAGCGTGAACACCGTTGGCAATATTCCCGAGGCTGGCGAGTTTGTTCACAAGAACACCTCAGATCAGCACTGGCACAAATACCACTGGGATGCCTACTGCACGGAAAGATCTTGGCGTGGTGAGTGACAACGATATCACGCTGACTTTCTCCGAGAACCGGGTCGCACAGGTTGGATAGATCGAAGATACAGATTATGACGCAATCCTCAGAGACAAACAGCACAACATCAACAGGCTGTTCAAACTGAGTGATTACTACTACGATTATGATTCGATCTACCGTGGCATTCTGCGCGAGGTTTACATACCTTTCGCCTGTGCCGATGATCCGAAGCTTGTGGGCGCTGACGAGGCGACCAAGAAGAAATACATGACGTATTACAAACAGCACAACTTCACGAACTACAGGTTGTCTGTATTTACGCAGTATTTCAAGTATTCCAATGTGTATTCTTATCTTTTTGATGACGGCAGATTAATTACACTGCCGCCTCATAATATAAGGATTTGTGGCGTGGCAATCGGTGGAGAACCTGTTCTCGAGTACGATGTCATGTCGGTAGTCAACGATCTTGGCTTTGATAGTTTCACCACCGCCAACAATGTGATCGATGATAAAGATCTTTCTGTCAGGCTATGTGGTTACCCGCCCGAGATTGCGATGGCTATACGAAACAGTATGCCTTGGGTTCAGCTTGATCCCCGACACACGTTCACATTACAAGAGCCGAAAGAAGAGTGGCAGAAATACTCAGTGCCGATGATTGCTTCCGCTTTAATGCCGCTGGCAAAGAAGCGCAAGATCAGCGACTGGGAAGATGCCAACTTGCGGCTTGGTATGCGGTCTTTCGTTCATGTGCGCTATGGCGACAAGGACGGACAGGTGCTACCGAATAACGAACAGTTGAACGCCATTAAGGAAGGCTTCAAGAAAGCCATGACCGGATCTGCTCTTGTGGTAACAAACACTTGGGCACAGGCCGACTTTATTCAGCCCGACCTTGACGAACTGTTCCATTATGAAAAGTACAACAGTGTGAACCAGCAGATTCTGGCGGCTGGTGGTATTTCCGAGATCATGGTGAGCGGCAACACATCTTCATCCTCAACCTTTGCAACAGCACAGGTGAGTATGCAGACGGCGGCTATCAGGATCAAGGTTGCCCGTGATCTGTTCTGCAACATGATGAACAAGATCAACAGGCGGCTGAACGAACCGGGTTTCCGGGGTATTGCTCACGGATCGCCAGACAAGATCCCTGAGTTTACCTTCCCACCAGTTGATCTGAACGGAAGTAAACAGTTTCAGGAGATCTGCCGCACACTGTATGACAAAGGTGTTGTTAGCCGCGAAACATTGCTCCAGACTCATGGATTTGATATGAAGCAGGAAGTCGAGCGCAAGAAGGATGAAAAGGCTAACGGCATCGACAAGATTCTTTCTGTTGAGGAAACTGGCGCGACCAGTAATTCTTCTGGCGGCAACGATAGCGAAGCGGAAGCGGAGCGTGGCAGACCTACACTTGATGTTTCTGTGCGGCAGAGCGACCCGACCAATTCCCAGACAGGAAGACAACCCAAACCAAGTAACCCTGAAGGATCTCAGGCACAAACTGGATAAAAGGCTTCGCTCAATTACGGGCGAGGCTTTTTAAATATACCGAATACTGGCTAGTCCTCCTAATAGCGCAGTATAAAGGATGAAGTCCAATGGATCAGACGATTCAGACAAACGTGGTTTCTCAAACACTATATTTGCAAGCGTCTGACATATCTGTGACAAGAGATCCAAACAACCCGATGATGGTCATTGACCTTCGTATGATGAGTACGCAACCCAACAACAATGGTGAGGGCGTAACGGAAGCATTTATTGATTCGGTTATTGCCAATGCTGAAATGTTGTGCGGCATTCCGTTGTACGCCGATGTTGATAATCTGACTGCATGGAAGTTTGATCAACTGACACACATGTACGACAAACTGACGCTTACATACGGAACGACAATGATTGGAAGCTTTATCACTTTCAAGAAAGTCAATGATCAGTATGGTGTGAGCCTCTATGGACAAGCACGAATACCCAAGAGGGAAAAGCAGATTTGTGATGCGGTACTTGAACTGTACCGACTTGGAATGCTGAATTTTTCGTGCGAGATCAAATACGTGTATCCGTCTGGTGTGATCCGTGTGGGCGATGTCATGTATATTGACGCGAATCCGCAGAATGTGCTGACCGGAATGTGTGTGGTCACTCATCCTGCGTTTGACGAGGCAACTGCTTTGGATCTTGTCGCGGAGCAGAAAGCAGACGACAAGGAAGTGAGTCAACCAATGGAAAACGAAAACATGCAGACTGTTGCAGAGGAAGTTAAACCTGAAGCCGCTGAAGTAGCAAACGCTGAAACCGAAGTTAACGTGAATGCCGCTGACGCGAATGCTGAAAATGCGAATGCTGAAACTGTTGAAGCGACCGCCGAAGACAATCCCATCGTACCGGAAGAACCGGAACATGAAGAACCTGAAGTGGATGAACCGGACAAACCCGACGATGAGGATGAACTTACTCGTGCAATGAATCAGATCAGTGAACAGCAGAATAGGATTTGCGAACTGGAAGCACAGCTTGCAACTCTTAACCAGCTTCAGGCAGAACTTGAAGCCCTCCGTGCTGAAAAGGCCGCTCTCGAGTTGGCTGAACGTGTGGGCAAGGCAAGGCTGTTTGCGGAAAAATCTGGGCTGGATCTCAATGCTGAGAAGGTTGCAGAAGCTGTGAACAGCGCGAACTTTGAACTGCTTGCTGAAATGAATCTCGAAGCCAAGCCCGACGAACAGGTCGGAATGCTGGTTTCCGAAATGACCTTACCGGATGCCAAATTAAACAACCCCGTTTCCGCTATGGTCAAACATGTCATTTATTGATGAGAGGTGGCAATTAATATGTGGGGATATTTCAAGGCTAATAACGGCGCTGTTTATGAAGGCCGTTATGTTGCTAATGCCGAACTTGAAAACGGCATTTTCGTAGAACTGAATGCCAGCGGCAAGGTTATTCCGCTTGCCTCTGCCAATACCAATCTGAAGCTTCAGGTTGTTGAAAAGCGCAAAGAGCATGGTATGTACATGATCGGCGCTGTTGTGATCGCCGAAGCTGATGCTGGCCTGTGGTTCAACCATACCATCTGCACTCTTGATGCGGATCTGCCGGGTGACCGTACCCAGTGGAAGATTCCTGCTGGCGGTTATGTCCGTATGCGTCAGCCGCTGAAGGGTGACGAAATCTACAAGGATGTTACTCAGGCACTGTACGAATCCCTGAACGTCGGCGACATTGTGAACGCTGGCGCTAATGGTGTATTCGTGAAAGCCGCAGGTTAATGAGGTGAAGAGAAATGGAAAATGTGAAGATTGAACGGATTGTCCGCGATGACAATGTCGTAAAGGTACTGGTTGCCCAGTCCAATAACGAAAAGATTGATTCCGAAGTCCGTGCCAACTGGGAAGCTACCATCAAGATGCTGGCTGAGAATCCCAATCCGCACAACCGTTATCTGATGGCACAGCTGATCGGCTATGCTGTGACCGATTATCTCCAGCCGCGCACTGATTTCCTCGACCGGATTGCTGATACCAAGCGTACCGCCGCTGGTGATCATCCTGTCTTCAAGGCTGAACTGGAAGGCGTACATGCTTATATTCAGGCGCTGGATGCTACCACGCCTCGTAGCCGCATGGCTTCCAAGAACGTAATTCTGGACACTGTTGCGGTTTCTGCTCGTCCTGCTGTGAACTATTCCGAACTGATCCGCAATGTGGCTAACCTGCCCAAGATGGTTGTCCGCGCTGGCATTGAAATGGAAAATGCTATGCTGGGCTACATCGGCAACGTTCTCGACTCCCAGTACAATGCAACCGCTATGGCTTCTCCTTACTATGTGAGTGGGGCTGGTGTGAATGCTCAGTTGCTCGATCCCGTTGTCCAGTTCTGGGCAAGAATGGGTGGCGCGACCATCCTTGGCGATATTGCTCAGACTTCTGAACTTGCCGCCCTGACCGGATTCGCTACCGTGAATTCTCCTGCTACTGTGCAGTTCGCTAACGGTATTATCGAAGAGCAGAACATGTTTGGTTTCATCGGACGTTATAAGGGTCAGGATGTTGTAACTCTTGCCAACCCGTATCTGGCTGGCACTGATACTCCCGCCCTGTCCACGAAGAACCTGTATATCCTGCCTCGCGCTGTTGATCCTGAGATGCGGCCTCTGAAGATCCACATTGCTGGCGATGTTGTGTCTATGGAAGGTCAGAACATCGACGACAAGACTTGGGAAGTACGCCTCGATCAGGAATTCGGCGCTGGCATTGTGTACGGCGACCGTCCTTACATGAGCGTGTTCCACGACACCAGAGCGTAAGATTAATCTATGACCTCGATCAAGGGGGAATGGCGAGATGCCAACCCCCTTGGTTTTTTAAGGAGAAAGGAATTACATCATGAGTGAACTGATTCGAGTGAATAACACTACGAACTGTATCATCGGTCTGCCCAAGATGGACGGCACTCAGGTCATCATCCAGCCCCGCTCTTTTACCAGAATGAGCAAGGATGATATTGATTATGCATGTTCTATCTGCGACAGCTTCGCCAAAGGACATGTCCGGGTGGCAGATGTTGCGGTCGAGAAACAGGTAATCGAAGAGCAGAACATCGATGTCAAAGAGAACGCCGCTTTTATGAGCGAAGATGAACTCAAGAAGCATCTGAGGGCAAGTGCCGACAATATTCGTAAGTGGCTGGGTAGCATCCATGATATGGTTGTGATTGCGAACATTTACGAATACGCAAAGAAGCTTGATCTTCCCGCAAGCAAAATGGAAGTCATTGAGAAGGCGGCTCGTATCCAGAAATAAACAGTGGGGATGTGATAGGCATGACAGACCTTATCGTTCTGGCGGGAGAACTTGCCAAGGAAATCGAGTGGCAGACAATCCCCGAAGATATGAGTGTGGATGACCTGACCCCAATGCTGGTTAAGGCCATCAAAGAATTTTATATCATGGCTGGCAAAGCGGATCAGTACGATGACAGCATGGTTGTTTATGATGGGGCTGTGCCTATTGCATTTACTGCGACCTTCAAGCTGGATGAGCAGGAATACATTCTTGCCGCCGCCAAAGTGTTCTTCTTTGAAAAGGTGCAGACAACCGTGAATAACATTGTCAGTTATTCTACTGATGCTATGTCCAGAACCAATGCGGACAAACCGTACAAAAACCTTCAGGATACTATCGCACTACTGAGGGCGCGGAAAATTGAGATCTGGCACAAGATGACCAGATACAACATGGTTTGTCTATAATGGATGAAAGGATTAAGGATCATGCAGAAAGTATACGTCAATGTTGTGGAACATGATCGCGACATGAAGGAAGTGTCGAACGATCTGTATCCTCTGCGCGAGTGGTGCAACATCTTCCGCAACAATTTGTGGACATTGATCACGGATGTCGAAGATGTCATTTATCGAGCCACAAACGGTTCGTCAAAGAATGACTGGACGGATGATACGTGGGCGAAGTACTGTGCCATCAAGCACAAACTGCTGGACAAGGCAGGAGAGATTGAGCGCCTTCCTGATAATCTACGACTCCGTAACGAGAGTGGTGAGACAGATGGGCAAGGTATTTGCAGTCCGCAGGAGTGAGTAGCCCGACTACGTTACTTCAGCGGGTTCACATATAAGTATCGGCACAAAAGAGGAAGTCGAAGCCAGTGTGACCTACAATCAACAGGCATACAATGGCGACAGATTCCTCGACCCGGAAACCCTGTATTCTGACTGGAAGAACGAACTGCTTGAATATAAACCCGGTGTAAATTATACATTCGAGATGATTCATGACTGGTACAACCGCCAGACTCCGGGGCTTTTCTTTCGCGGTCAGCAAACACCTATTGACTGGAAATCCAAGATCGGCAACTCCGATATGTCCACCAACCTGAAAGTGGAGCGGACACTGGAGATCCACAAGGGTGATTATGTCATCCGCGAAGATGGTGTTGTGTTCCTCTGTAGCTGGAACGTAATGAACCACGCGAACAATCTGGCGACGCAGAGTACAGAGTGCAACAACTACCTGACGTTTACACGGAAGTATGAAGCGCCCACCGACGAGAACGGATTTGTGATTCATAAGACGGGCGTGGATCTGGACAAACGTGGGCGGCTGGTCATTGTGGACAACATCCCGGCAAGCTGGACGTTGTACCAAGGCAGACCTGACTATTCTGCAAGTACTGCCATTCCGGGTATTACGCCGAACGACTTGATTACGGTTTCGCTCCAGTGGAATGATAAGACGAAGCAACTCATGATTGACGATGAGTTTGTTATCCATAAGTTCACATATCGTGCGGTTGATATATCTACTGCCGAGGTGGATATTCATAAGAAACACGGTGTGATTGTTGTGTACGGCAAACGTGTTCAGGGTGGTGTTGTCAATGGCTGAAAGTGTTGTTAATGCCGTGGCAAATAGACTGGCTGGTGCATGTCAGGAAATTCAAAATGAGTTTGCTGAAGAGTTGAAGAAGACTGTACGGATTGCCGCCGACACAATGAACCTTGAACATAGATCGTATACAAATAGTCATGGTGTTGAACGTGTGAAGGAGACTCAGGATTGGGTACGCAGTGTCCAACAAGCAATTGATGATTCCAACAAAACGTTCAAGCCAGAGATGAATGATGCTGTGATTACTATTCGTGCTGGTCTTGGAGATGCTGTTGAGCCATATGTAAAGGAACGCAGTCTTGTGATCCAAGAAGGTAATACAGACGAGGATGGCACGTTGCTCACGAAACCGGGTCAGGAAGTATGGAATCACGATTTGTCTGGAAGGGAATTGAGCAAGTCAAAATCTGCACATGATGTTCTTGGTTATATGAAAATCTTGCCAGAAGAAGGACAGTATTATATCGAAGATGCCGCACAGAATATGGAACACAAGGCGAAGGATATTTTACAAAATGCACTGGCTAGTTTTATACCACAAGCATTTGCGGCGACGTTGAATAATATGGCTATTCACAGCAGTGTTGATCATAGGAATAATTATGATGCCCCAGACGCATTTACCGATTGGGGTTATGTGCCTGACGACACGATTGACTGGGATTCGTTTATATAACTAACATATAGGTGATTGCATGTATTCCGAATATGTTGAGAAGAGTCATTCTTGGGACGATAATTGGAATGATGTAATCCGATATGTCCTGTTCAAGGATGACAAGCTTAAAGAATTGATGTGCATTCCAAAAGATTGCGGCATCATGGATTTTGTAGATAAATATTTCATAGAGGATGGAAGTGGCACGGACGTATTGACCGACGAAGCTGTGCGTATCATTTACTATGATGAACCAGCAAGCGGCAATGATCCTCATGTACACCATATGTACAAGACCTTCCTGATCTATGTTAATAAAGATGTATTGCGTACCGCGACGGAAGACCGTTTGCAAACACGCTATGATCTGATAGCGAACCGCCTCAAATATCTCTTGTTGGGGCGGCGATATGTCCAGCGGATGCGGTACACGCTGGCAAGAGATACTCATACTCTGTGGACAAAGGCTACGAGTTACCGAGTGGCTCGTATCTCCTTTGCATATACTACTACGATATAATACCTCGTCATTTGTGTAGGAGGCGAATGATGAAGTAATATAATCGTAAGGGAGGAAAAACACTATGGCGATTTATATTCCCAAGTATGAGGGTTATATTGTTGATAACCCTGACTAGGACTTTACTCGTTGTGATGGTGTACACTTCCATTTTGACGAAGTGAACACCGCATCTATCAGTCGTACCAATAACGTCGTTACTATCACTGGTGGTCAGAAGTCTCTGCCGCTGGCTTACATCGAAACTGATAAGACTGTTGAAATTACCTTCGCTTCTTCTCTGTTCACGATGGATATCTTCATGATGGCGAACAACGCTGAAATCGAAGTTGTTGACGCTGGTGTTGATGAAGCCACGCTGGTTCAGGTTGAGACTGGCCCGAAGGTCGTACTGCCGTTCGAGGTTGAAGCTGGTTCTGTGTATATTCGCGGACTTGAGGAAACCGAAGAGGAAACCGCCGCAGAAGGCAAGTTCAAGGTTGCTATCACTGCTTCTACTGCTGAAGTTGCTGGCAAGACCGAGATCACACTCAATGCTTCCGATGTTGCGGTTGGCGATGAGTTCCGTGTATTCTATACCCGCCGGGTTGTGAATGGCTACGAACTGAACGAGTACACCGACAGCACGATGGCAAAGGGTTCTCTGACTGCTCACTGGCCTCTGTACTCCAGCGGCACGGACTGCTCCGAAGCTACTCTCAAGGGTATGCTCCACTGGCTGTTCTACAAGGTACGTGCTACCGCCGCTCCCGGATTCGACAACAGCTTAACAAAACAGGTTGCGTAAACAGTAATGTTTATGAAAAATATCTTCCTTAAACGGGGAACGTCTTTACACCATAGGTTGCAGTGTAAAGAAAACCTACCGTGCTGAAGTAAAACATCATCACTTGTTATTAAGGGGTACAAGTGAATAAGAAGTATATAGTTTATCAACATACCAATCGTATTAATGGTAAGGTGTATATTGGTATTACTTGTCAGAAACCAACACATCGTTGGGGATCTGATGGTAAACGATATCAGTCTTGCACATAGTTCTGGAAAGCAATTCAGAAATATGGGTGGGAAAATTTTGATCACAAAATTTTATATACCGGGTTGACATACGACGAAGCTTGCCGCAAGGAAATTGAACTGATTACTCAATTCAACGCAACAGATCATCAGTATGGCTACAATATAAGTGGCGGCGGGAACATTCCAAACATTGACAATTTGATTCGTCAATGGAGTGATCCGCAGTATAAAGATGATATGAAGCGGAGAATGAAGAGTGCTTGGAAAGATCCAGAAAAACGCAAACGAAGATCTGAACAGGCAACAGCAAGATGGCAGGATGCTGAGTTCAAAGCAAAGACGGTTGAACAAGTAATTGCTACTTGTCATCGAACAATTCGTTGTATTGAAACCAACGAAGTTTTCTATACTATGGTTGATGCCGCTACAAAATATAATGTGTCGCGAGGCAATCTGACGAGGGCTTGTAAGACCGGATATAAATGTGGCGGTTACCATTGGGAATATGTTGATGATGTTTTATAAAAGCCTAACGACTATCGAAAGCAGAATGCATACAAGGATATGCAGGAAGAAGCGAGTAGAGTAAGCTTCAAGCGAAGCTGAAATGGGAAGACCCCTACGCTGAGATGCGAGGGTGAAGATATAGTCTCATCATATGTGGTGACACATAGCGGCTGAAAAGCGGACATGACGTAGCGAATCATGTTGAAGATCAATGACAAGTCTCATGCAACCAACAGCATTACCTTCTCTGTTATCGACCCGAAACGTGCTGATAAGCGTACCAACCGTATGATTTTTGAGCCTTTCGACAACAAGGGCGACATGGTAACCAAGTCCAGCGCCAGCACAGTTGACTGGTAATCAGATACCATAAGGTAATAACTAACCCCCTGTACTTAAAACCTACAGGGGGTTATTTTGGAATAAGGAGATAATTATGGCGGCAAGGAAAAAGGTAAGTGGATCGGCGGCTAACGCGACAGCTAACGCGACAGCTAAAGCACTTCCAGAAGTTGAAGAAGTGAAAAAAGAACTTCCCGAAACTGCGAAGACCGACAAGCCGATTCCCAAAAAGACAGAAGAAAATAAAGAGATGCCTGAAGTCCAGAAGTTCAAGCATCCTGAAAATACAGTACTGTTTGGCAACACACCCATTGAAATTAAGTCCACCAAAGTTGGTTACCAGCGGAGCAATCTTGCGGCCTTCTATCTGGTACTTGAACAGATCCCGCTCCCAGAACTTTTTGTGACCGAACTTCCCGGCTGGGGCGATGGCGACACCGCACTGTTCAACTGGCTTGTGGCTGTTACCGATGACGAGGAACTTGTAAAGCGCGAGTATAACAATCTCGATACGGATACGATTGAAGAGATTCTCAAGATTTACAAGCGAGTCAACCGCATCGACGAGAAGCGTGAAAATCTAAAAAAACAGGGGAGTCAGAAGGCGGTGCGCTGACACTCGATGAGGCAGTCGCCGTCGTTGCTGTCCACTTGGGTTGCGTCGATGAAGAGAAGATCAATAACATGCACTTTGATTTCTTCGACGACATCCTGACCCACCTTGGACATAAACTTATGTACGAAGCATATGTCAACCTTGTTGGCAACTCCAACTATTCTGTTGAGGACTCCAGCAAGATTGTGCAGGAACAGTATCCGCTTGCTCAGACAAAGAACAAGAAGAATGGCGAAACCCAGCAACAGCTTGCCACCATTTTCGGCGGCGTTGTTAAGTAAGAAGGAGATAGGATTATGGCGATGGAAGAAAAGAATGTTGTGCTTCCGCTCGATAAACTGGAAGAAAAGTATACTGAAACAGTAGACATTTATGATAACAACGGCAATGAGATCAAGGTTCGCACAATGTTGCGGCCTGAAGAGCGTGAGCAGTACGCAGTCGAATATTGTGCGAGAACCATTACTGAGGACGACGATATTGGCGAATGTTTCTTCACGAACGAGAAAATGATGCGGACATTGCTTAATGCCGAGTATTATACAAACATCAAGTTTGATATCAATAACGCTGAAGAGTGCGACAAGGTTTATGATTATCTTTGGTCGAGTGGAATCGCAGAACAGATTTGTGCGGTGATCAAGGATGAATCGATATGCATGGAAAATGTTTTTGATGTTCGCACTGTTGTCGTTTCTACATTTATGTCGCGGCATAGTCTGTCTCACAATTTTATGAAGAGTTTTGGTTTTGTGTTTGACAATCCAGATGTTGCGGCACAGCTTGCAGATCAGAGTGGGCTGACTGAACGGATGATCGATGTTATGGAAGTCCTTAATAGCCTTCCTAATAAGAATACCGAAGCGAAAAAGGCGAATGGTGTAAGAGTTGTTGGCACTGCTGGCAATGTTATCGACCTGAAACCGCGCAAAGTTAACTGATTATGAGGGGGTGTAACAACCCCCTTTTTCTTGTTTTACTAGGGGAGGGATAACCTATGGCTGTTAATGTTGGCGAACTAGTCATTAACTGGAAACCATTACATGATGCGCTAGTTAGTGCAACATCGTTCACCGCAGAACAGATGGACAAAATCAAAGGGTAGATCAGTGGCGTTGATGGTGCAATCGCTGATATGGGTAACCAGTCTGGCGCGGCAAAGTCTGCCAAGGAAGCCACTATCGCTTATAATGAACTCAAGAAGGTTTTGTCCGAACTTAATAACATATCTGCTCAGAATGCGCGGTTAAGTGCTGAGACAAATGCCAGCGAACTGCAAGCGCTACAAAAAAGAGCGGAGAAGTTAGGTGCTATTGTTAATCTGATTGTAGATAGCATCAAGTTCAATGACAAAGAAAAGCTTCAACTTGCGGAACTTGTTTCAAAAGGACAGACTCGTACTGAGCAAATCAAAGCACAGGTTGCCGATCAAAAGGCCGCAACTGAAGCCTCCAAAAGGCAAGTCGAACAATATCAGCAGTTGTTGAGTCTCCAGAAGCAAATCAACTCATATGAATTACAGGCCGCAAAACTTGATCCATCAAAAGATGCAAATTCTATTGTGGCCTTACATGCACAGGCAGATGCTTTACGTGCGGAGTATGAGCAGAGATCCCGGAACATCACTCTGACTGAAACACAGCGCAATGCACTTGAACAGCTGAACAGAACATATGAGCAGGAAGCCGCTTTGGTCAGGGCTAAGCAAGCCGACACAACTGCTACACAAAATGAGATCGCCAATCAGAGGCGGCTTAACGAACTATACAAACAGCGTCTTGAATACTTTAAGAAAATGTCATCCGCAGATGCTGTTGGACATTCCGAATCTTCGAGTGAAGAAAAACGTTCTGCGGCTATTGAACAGTCTTATCATTATGCACAACAGTTGAGGGGTGTAGAAGCCGAGATTAATGCGCTTGTTGATGCTGGCGCTGATAATACTCAACTGGAAGCTGACTATATTCGCAAGTCAGGCGATTATGCCACAGATCTCAGGGGTAAGTTTGCCGACGCGAATTCTGAACTAACGGTCACCACCACGCTGGCTGACAAGATTCTTACATCATTGGTGCAGATTGGTGTTCATGCCGCCCAAAATCTTCTGCGAAAAATGTGGCAGGAAGCAACCCAATATGCTAACGAATACTATGACCAGATGAACGAAATTCGTGTGGTTACTGGTATGAACCAACAAGCCGCAGACGAACTGGCTGTTAAGTATCGCGATATGGCTCGTGAGATGAATGTTAGTAGCAAAGAGATTGCTGAAGCGGCAATTACATTCTATCGTCAGGGCTTGAGTGATGATGAAGTTGACGACAGACTTAAATGGGTAACCGAGTTCGCAAAGGTTACCAAGATGAATTTTGACGAAGCTTCAGAACTTTTGACTGCAACTCTGAACGGTTATTCCGGTTGGGTTGATGATGCCACAGGACAAGTTGGACTTAATATCGAACATGTCACAGATACGTTTATCGCAATGGGAAACGCCGCCGCAACGAGTGGTGCTGAAATGGCAACCGCAATGCAGAAGGTTGCGAGTGTTGCATCTGATGCTGGTGTATCGTTTGAGCAATTGTCTTCTTGGATTGCCACATTGTCCGAGCGTACTCGTCTTGCCCCTGAATCTATCGGTACTGCGCTGAACACAATTCTGGCACGTATGCGTCAGATCAAGCAGACTGGTTTCAATAGTGATGACGAAACCAAACTGAATGATGTTACAAAAGCACTTGCCACACAGGGTATTGCTCTGATGGATGCGAATGGCAAGTGGCGTAAGATGGGCCAAGTGTTTAACGAGATCGGTGAAAAGTGGGCAGACATGGATAGCAAGACCCGATCCTATCTGGCTACAGTTATGGCTGGTACTCGTGGACAGAACTTCTTTATCGGCTTGATGGAAGATTTGTCAAAGACGGCTGAAAGTGTAGACGGAGTTTCTCGCGCACTGACACTATATCAAATCGCAATGGATAGTGCCAATACCACAACTGAGTCTTTCGCGGTCTGGCAGGAATCAGTTACGGCGGCACAAGGTAGACTTCAGGCTTCGTTGGAAAAACTATATAGTGCCTTCCACATTCCAGAAATCACTAAGGGATTGCTTGATCTTGCCACCGATTTCCTCGATGTGACCAGCGCTGTTGGTGGACTGAATATCGCGCTCCCGGTTCTCATTGGTCTGATTGGATCTTTAGTAACTTTCCTGAATGCTCACAAATCATTTAACTTGTTCGACACAATTATTAACTTCGCCACAGGCCATCCGTATGCAATGATTGCGGCTGGTGTTGGTGCGATGATTGCGCTGTTCTCTTCTTTGATCGGAATGGTTGGCGGTGCTGAAACGGAAATTGCCGACCGTAGCGAAGATATTGATCAGTCTTTGTCTGACATTAAAAATAGTATTAGTGACGCAAGAGAAGAACAGGAAAAATTTGCACAGAAAAATGACGCTATTGTCGCACTTCGCGATGAGTATGAAGAACTTTCCAAGAAAACAGACAAGACCGCAGAAGATCAGCAAAAGCTGAATGAAATTTATGCGGCTCTTGAAGGATTAATTCCCGGTATTACCAGCGGTGTGCAGAATATTGGTGATAAGTATAGCTACCAGAAAGATATGGTAGACAAGCTGAACGAATCACTTGCTGAAAATCTGCGGCTACAAAAAGAGGCATCGAAACGATCCGCTTATGAAACCTTGAATACCATCGACGCAACCGCCAGTAAGATCAGGCGGCAGGAAGATCAAATTCCCACTGCTCATGGACGTTATTATACCGACATGAATCAGTTCGTCGATAACTATGCGGCGGCACTACAGGAAGCATACGGCGAGGATATTCTTGAACGGTTCAGGAGAGGTACTGATATTGACGCTTTCTCCAAGATCTTTAAGGAGTATGATCTTTGGACAAGCGGCAATATGGCTTTCAATTATGGCGGCACATTTGATCAGTGGATTAAAGATAATGCACATCATGAAGCCATCAACAATCAGGACTATTGGAATAACAGCAATATCTCTTATGCTCAAGAAGAATACATGCAGACCGTATCTGACCTTGCTAATCTGGAGCGGCAGAAGGAAGATCTGAAAGGCCAAGTGCGTGATATATTCAGCAACTTCCTTGATCTGGATAACGTTCCACAGTGGTTGGCAGAAGGATACAAACAGCAGTATCAGAGCGTAATTGATGGATTTGATTACACACTTGACAGCGGCCTGAAAGCAAGGGCGCGACAGGCAATTGATGCTGTTACGCAGATCAGCCAGAATGCCCAGAACGCATATGCTGATGCAGGATATCTCCAGCGTGACCGTTGGCAGATGGTTGACGAAGCTTACAAGAAAGCCACTGCCGAAGGAGCAACTCAGGCAGATGTCGATGAATACAATCGGATCGCACAGGACTATAGCGAGATCTACGGGATTGCTGTGGCGAAGGTTGCCGATATTGTCGATAAAGCAGTGCAGGATGGCGAAGGCGCGATTGACGGTGCGAACCCGGACGAGGAAGCAAGTCCTGCAAAATCTCTGGCGGCTCGTGCCAAGAGTGGCGACATCCTCAAAGGCTATAGCGACATCTTTGATAATCGTGATACTATTGGCGGCAACCAGAATATCATTGAATTGTATCCATTGATGGAAGGTCAGAAAGCTGATTTTGCCACACTGGTTAAGGCATGGGAAGCATACAAGAATATCAAGGAAGATGCTTTGTCTGGTAGCGAACTTGAAGAAGCTTATAAGACACTATCTACTGTTACCGGACTTGATGCGGATAATCTCAAGAACAACCTTGAACCAGCGCTGGATGTCTTGGTTGCGAAGTATAATCAGACTGTTGATTCTGTCGAAGCACTGAACGATGCATTTACTGCCTCTGAAGATTACGATCAAAACAGTCTTGTGGCTGAGTTTATCGACGACATGAATGATCTGCTGGATAATGCAGAGTTCTACACTATCGCAGAAAAACACAACGCAGAACTTCAGGATCAGACAAGCGAGATTCTTAGCTACCTGAATGTCTTCACTGATAAGTTTGCGGTTGATACCGAAGATGTCGAAGATGCATGGCGTATCATGAACGAAGCATTACAGGATCGTTCTGGCGCGGAGGCTTTGATTCGTGCTTTTGGCTCAATGGATGAAGAAACACTCAAGACATTCAAGTCCATGACTGGTATTACGGATGACTGGATCAAGGGGCTGGAAGTTTCTTTCAAACATGGCGAAGTAAACTTTGACGAGTTCATCAAGCAGATGAATGAGTACCGCCTCGAACTGTATGGTAAGATGGGTTCTGATAATAAGTCTCTTGCCGAAGCCTTTACGCTGAGTCTCGACCCGAAGAAGGAAGTAGAGTATACGGCGGCATTTGAAAAAATCCGTCAGGACTACAATAAGATCATTGAGGCGGCAAAGGCATATCAGGAACTCACCGCGCCAGATCATCTTGCAAATAAGGAAGCGGACGAGGCAAGGTACAAAACAATTGCCGATGCTCTTGGGCTGGATAAGGAATATGTGGAACAGCATCTTGATGAAGTCTTTGGCTTGATTGGTCTGAAGGTTGATGGAGCAAAAGAAAAGCTAACCGAATTCTCAGAAATAGTTAACTCGATTGCCCCAGATAGCGCAACACTTGGAGATCTACAAGTACTGATCGACCAATTCGAGGAACTGGCTGGCATATCATTTGGTGATGCGGTTAAAACTCAGTCGCAGAATTACGGCGGTCTGAATAACCTTTCCACTCTGATGACGGCAACCGCGAACAATACCACAGGTAAGGCAAATGTGGACTTCTTCGGAGAATTTGCTGAAAGTCTTGGTTCTCGTGAAGGTGTGGCGGCTGTGCTTGAAGTTTATGATAACTTCACAAAAGAACAGCAGAAAACCTTCTTGAGCGCGACCGGATTGACCGAAGATTTTATCCGTAAGCTTCAGGTGCTTTGGGTACAGGGCGCGACAGATTTCTCGACCGCCATAGCTGATGTTCATAATGCAGAGGCCGAGGCACTAAATGATGCTGGCGAATTTGTCGATGAATTATATGCACTCTTTGAACACCGCAACGATGAGATTGGAAGTTTTGTGCCGCTACAAATGGATGCGGAAGCTGGGGCGGCAAAACTTGGAAGATTGTACGATGCATGGAAACTGATTTCAGAAGCACAGGGCGATGGTATTGCTTCTGCCAAGGAATTACAGGAAGCGCAAAAACTTCTTGCATCTGAATTTAAAATCGATACCGAAGATGTTGAAGGTAATCTCGATGGCATTTATACGATGCTTATCGAAAAGCTGAACGCATGGCTCGAGTCGATTGATATGATGCGTGAATATCTTGGCGAGGATCATCCGCTGGTTGTGTGGCTTGATCAGCTTCAGGAGAAGATTAACAATTACGACTTCAGTACCGTATCTACCCAGATGAGTCAGGGTGTTGAGGACGCAACCAAGCGTATGGGTACTGCGCTCAATACCGTCAACCAGCAGTGGGTAAACTCTGGTCGTGTGGCGATTAATTCTTATCAGCAGATCATTGAAGCCATGAAGTCGCCAGAAGAAGCCCGTGGGTTGATTAAGGCTTATGATGAACTTGATGAAGCAACGCAGAAATCTTTGAAGAGTGCTGGTGTTATTACCGACGATTTTATCGAAGATCTGCGTAAGGCACTACAAGATGGCGAAGAGGATTTGTCAAGATTCGCCAAGCAGATTGCTCAGATGGATTTAAATAAGCTTGGTGCAAGTGGACAGATTATCAAACAGTATGCGACAGCTTTTAGTGCGGCTGGTGAAGATCAGGGTACATTTACCGAAGCGATGGCAAAGATGATTGACCAGTCCGACAAGTTAAGACGAGCATATGAAGCTTTGGATTATGTCACTGCGAATGCCGGGGCTGATACCAAGGAAATGACCAGTGCATATTCGCTTCTGGCATCCGTAACTGGTATGACTGCCGATTCTGTCAAAAATAACCTTGACACTGCGCTTCAGATTCTGAACGGGCAAACCGAACAAGTCCGAGCATCCATCCAAGTCTTAACACAGGCTTTGGTGAACATGGCTGGCACAAGATTTGACCCGTCATCGTTTACAAACGGTTTTATCAGAATGAAATCCACAGCCACCGAAGCAGAGGTTGCGCTTGCCAATCTGTTGAACAAGGCTATGTCTTTGAACGGCGTGAGGATTGGTGTTGATGCTAATGGACTGGTGACTGCGACTGTGAATGGCGGCGGTGGTGGTAGCGCGACTAGTAGGTTAACAGGTCTTGCCGCAAAAGCCGCATCGGCAACAAGTAGTAAGAAAAATAATAACGAAACAGCGACAACCACTGGCAAGAGAGGTGGCGGTGGAGGCGGTGGTGGTACTAAAAAGACTGCCGAAGAAATTGCCGCTGAAGAAGCACAGAAAGCCGAAGAAGCCGCAAGTAGGAGACAAAAACTCTTTCTTGATAGTATCGACAATGAGATCGATGCCATTAAAGATCTGCTCGACCGACTTGGCATTATTGAAAAATCTTGGGCTGACGAAGGTTATCTCACTGGCGTAATCAATACTCTGACCGAAGAAAACAAGTGGCTGGCAAAACAGTCTGAGGTTTACCAGAGCAATATGGATCAGCTGAGATCCAAGATTGACGAAACCAAAGCCGAACTCGCCAGCACAGATGCGAACAGCGAAGTTTATGACTCCGTTGCATCGCGCCTGACCGAACTTGAAAAGAAGTACGCCGACTATAACAAAGCCATTCTTCAGAACACCGCCCAGATCAAGGCCAACGAAAAGGCTATCAAGGAATACCGCAAACAGATCTGGCAGATGGAAAGCGACCTGCGCGACACCATCAATGCGGCAATCGAAGACCGGAAAGCACGCGAGAAAGAAGCGTTTGAAGCATCGCGTGAGGTGGAAGAAAAGATCCTCGAAGTGGTCATGAAGCGTTATGAGAAAGAGCGCGACGAGATCCTTGAAACCACCAACACCCGTATCAAGGCGCTGAACAAAGAGTCTTCCGAACTGACCAACCAGTTGAACAAGCGCAAACAGCTTGCTGAACAGGAAGACAAAGCGATGCGACTGTCCAACTTACAGGCACAGTACGCTCGTATTTCTGCTGACCCGACCCGCGCCAAAGATGCCCAGAAGATTGCCAAAGAGATTGCGGAACTTCAGGAAGAAATCGCTTGGGATGCGGCTGAACAGGAAGTTGAAGCCCAGCAGGAAGCTATCACAGAAAAGGTTGAATCTCTTGAAGACTATGCGGATTACATCGAAAGCTACTATGAGGAACTGCTGAAAGATCCGAGGAACTTTGAGGCAGAAGTCAACAATATCATGAAGATGTCTATGACCGAAATCCTCGAGTGGCTTAAAGCGAACGACGAAGAGTATATTAAGGCGACCGCCAACATGCAGAAAGAGTATTCTGATAGTTGGACAGAAACTCTTGAAAAAATGTTTGGCATCATTAAGACCAACTGGGATGAGGTTGAAGAGATCATCTCCAAGGGCGGCGACTACATCATACAGTTCCTACAGGAGAACAGTCAGGAGTTCCTTGAAGCCAATAGCTATGCACAGAAACTGATGACACAGGGCTGGCAGGATGCTATTGAGAATCTGAGAAGAGCATACATCGATATGTTCCCAACAGAGCAGTTGATGGAATTCACCAATACCGCGCTTCAGGCATTGAGTCAGGTACAGTCTGCGGCGGCTTCTGCTAGTGCGGCGGCGGCATCTGCGACTGGTGGATCTGGCGGCGGTGGAGGCAGAGGAGGATCTGGAGGCAATGGACAACCGACAACTTCTCAAGTGCCTATCCGTTCTGGAACAATTAACCATCTTGGACAGGGTAGCGACCTGTTTATGCTTGCTGATAGCAATGGGCAATTCTATGTTGTGGATGACAAGTATTGGTATTATGGCCCAGCAAGTCAGACCGAATGTGTGAATTGGCGTAACAAGAATCTGCCCGGTGGCGGTGTTGTTTCTGCTGACTATGTTCGTGCTTATAATATTCCGAGAAAGACGCAGGATCGTGTTAACACAACGCCTGTGTCTGGTAGTTCTGGTAGCGGTGGCTTCCTGAGTAGTATTAGCCGGACAGTTAACCAAGCGAATCCAGAAACAGTTAGTACAGCATTCTCGCGGTTTACAAATTCCAACAACGCAAATTCGTCCGGGAGTTCCGGTGGCGGGTGGCTTAGTAATATGGTAAATCAAGCGGTTGAACGCACAAGCACAAACATTGTGTCGGCTGTTGCTTCTGTGGCGGCTCGTGCAATGGGTAATACACATCGTGCTTATGCATCTGGCGGCTTGATTGACCGCACAGGTTATGCTTGGCTCGACGGCACAAAGACGAACCCGGAAAGTATCAACGATGCGGAACTGACTCGACTGCTGATCAACGCCGACCGCTCCAACAGCTTGAAGGCGCTGAACGATATGCTCGACACCATCGGCATGATGCACTTCCAGCTTCCTTCCTTTGGCGGTCTGGCTGGCACAAACACTACGGCGAACACAATTAATGTGGGCGACATTATCGTACAGGTTGACACCCTGAATGATGATGCGGACTTTGAAGAAGTTGCCACCCGTGTCAAGGATTCCATTGTGGCAGATATGTCGAAGGGAATGTCTGTTGGCGGCATCAGATTCAACTGATTTATTTGATATTATATAAAGGGAGGGGTCTTCGCGCCTCTCCCTTTTTATTGAGGCAAAAGGAGCGAAGCGTCATGAAATTACAAGACACTGTGGATTTGATGTTATCTGATGATTATCGTGATCGATTTCGTGCGGAATACTGGCAGTTGCGGATACGTGCCGACAAGATGAAAGTGATATTGAATCGACACCGTCGCAACGAACTGAACTTTGAACCAAACTGCCCTTACAATTTGCTGGAGTATCAGTTGAGCGTGATGGATGACCTGCTTGGAATTCTGGAGCGCCGCGCAGAAATTGAGGGCATTAATTTAAATACCAACAGGCGGTGATGACCATTGAAAGCGGATGTGATGGGGTTTACTTTTCGCGGCATCCACTGTACCGAGATGGGATAGACCTATATACCCAATTCCAAGACATTGCTGGATGCTGGCACACCGTACAAAGTGAACACAGCAACAGTAACAAACTTTCCCGGCGCTTATTATAATGGGGCGACCGTTCAGCAAAAGGACTTCAGCTTGTACTGCTACTTTGAAGACCTGACCGATGCACAGCTTGACAAGATTTACCAGTGGGTTCACGTTGGCGTACTGGGCGAACTGGTTTTTGACGAGCGCCCTTGGATCACCTACATGGTGCGGCCTAGCAAACTGCCCACTGGCGACCGCTATCAGGAACACACGAACCGTAATCTGCTCACAGTGTATAGCGGCACAATCACGCTCAACCTGACGGCGTATTATCCATTCGGCACAATGAACACGTTGGAACTCACTGACAACGAGGTAGACGAGTACCGCATCGAATCTTTTTGCGGCATACTTCGCCACTCCATGATCCCAGCCGTGTCAACTGCAATGGGTACAAAGCTTGTGTGGAATCCCGGCACTGAGCCAACCCCGGCGACCATTACTGTGCGCGGAACAATTCCGACAGGCCGTAAACTTGTGATCGTAAACAGCGCCAACAATGATACGTGCGAAATTGTCGGGTTGCCCTCTGGTCAGGATCTGGTCATCGACAGTAAGTACCAGAAGATCACGGTTGGCTCGAACTATGCGTTTGCATACCACGACAAAGGGTACATCAATCTTGAGCCTTGCTTCCCGTACAGGCGCGACATTTATGTGATCTGCGCTCAAGGATCTGCTTTGCTGAAAACAACCGCGAAGTTTTTCCCAGAAGATGTAGGCAGTTACATTTACGTACAGGGCGCTTGGCGAAAGATTCTGGCGGTAGCTGATGATGGCGGCTCTTGTACAATCAACGCGAACATGCCAGCAACTAAGGGCGATGTTTGTCTGGTCGGCAAGATGAATGAACTCATTGTGTCTACGCAGAACATTACCGGGCAGAGCGGATCTGGAAATGCCAGCTTGTCCAAACTTACCATCACCTTTGATGGCCTGATGCGGTAAGGGGGTGGGCAAGTGGCACAACTAAACGAATATCCAAAGTGTACATTAAGCATATTCAACCTTAACCGCGAGAAAGTGTGCGACCTCTACGATTCCGAAGTACAGTCGCCCGGACAAGCGTACAACATCGAATACACATCCGACTACGAAGCTTGGGAAACATTAAGGTTTGACATGCCGTACAGGTTACCAGATGGATCGCGCAACCATCGCTGGGATTTTGTGGTGAATGAATACTTGGTGCGGCTTACTGAACGTGACCGCAACGTATGGTTCATCATTCACATCCCAAAGAAGACGCGAAGTGATAAGGCGATCAGCGAGTCTGTTACCTGTACCACTTTACTCTCTCAGTTGCGAACCAAGCAGATCTACAAAGAATATGACGGCGACGAAACTGGTATTGATACACTGCCGAATCTCGCCACCGATATTCTTAACGGAACTGGGTGGACGCTGGACACTACCAAAACCGATACATTCTACGAAGCTGACGGCACAACCGAAAAGATCCGAAGCTTGGATATGAGTGGCGGCGTTGGGGCGTACAAGTTACTGGTAACCCTGTGCGAACTGTTCAATGGTTATCTGATCGCGGACACCGACAAGAAGACTGTTGCCTTCAAGTGTATGGAGAACCGCAACGATCTTCGTGAGATGGCTATTGGGCGCGACCTGACCGCACTGACTGTTTCGTACAATACGGAAGATATCATTACCCGCCTGTATGTTGAGGGCGAGTATGGCGACGATGGGTATGTCGGAATTGATGAAGTGAACCCGACTGGGCTGAACTTCCTCATGAACTTCGACTACTATAAAGAGATCGGCTTATTCACTGCGGAACATCAGGTAATTTACGACAACTATATTAACTCGCGGATCTCGCTCAACCAGCAGATTAAGGCCGCAACTGCAACATATAACACCAACTCAAACAAGCTAAACACATACTGGGGTCAATACAACTATGTTGAGTTTGTGCTTCAGAATGGGCAAATCGTTGACCAGTTTATTGGCGGCGAAGTAGCAGTCGATAAGCAGAGATTGCTCGAGGGCGACTATGTTATCGTAGTTGGCCCGAACAAGGTTTATCGTGCGGTAACCGTAGGTGCTGGCGGCGCTATCACTTTTAACAGCACTGACAAGTATGCGGTGAAATACGCCACCCTGTCGAAGTCTGGTACTGGTACATCGGCTGGCTGGGTTGGCTCGATGGAAGCTTCGATTGCGGCAAAGCAGGAGAGCATCAAGTCGCTGAACCGAATGATTGCGGCAACAGCGAGTGAGGAAAAGAAAGCCACATACCGCGCACAGATAGCCGAGATTCAGACCGAGATCAATAAGATCTATGACGGCTGGGGAAGTACAACCGAAAAGGAACTTGGCCTGAAAGTTATCATGTATCGTGCGGCTGATCTGGCTTACACCGTGTATAAAAATTCGCTTGCGGTGGCGAACATTCAGCAACAGCAGATTGATGCGGAGTCTACCTTCATGCATTCTTCTCTGGGCGACCTGATTAAGGATGGCAAGTGGAACAATCCGAACTACATTGTCGGTCAGGAAGCCGCCCTGTATGCTGATGCCCAGAATGTAATGGAACGCATGAGCCGCCCAGTTGTGACTTACTCTGTGACCCGCACAAACATGGCACAGGTATTGGGGCGCGACATCTATGACTTTGAGATTAATACAGAGGTGCGAGTTTACGATGCAATCCTGAACGTAAATGCACTGTTGTATGTCAAGAAGATTACACGGTATATGGATCACCCGTGGGATGACAAGATCGAGATCACGGATGAAGATATTTCGTTGAGCGGCAAGGATCTTGGATCTGTACTGCAACGCATCAGCGAAGTAACAAGCGAACTGCAATCAAGAGCAGACATTTATAACCGCACAAACATTATCAATATGGATGGCTCGATATTTACTGAGCGGCTCGAAGGAACTATCGATGTGCTGAAGCATCAGTTCATGTCGTCCAGATCTTCATGGTATACGGACGACAACGGAAACATGATGTTTGTCGAGGCAAACGATGAGGCCGCGATGATGTTGTGCGGCGACGGATTTATGATCGCGAACGGCAAAGATGAAAACGGTAATTGGAACTGGAGAACATTTGGGTCAACGTTCAGGCCCACCAATGTGGCGACATATTGGTTAAACAGTGTGAACCCTATTACTCAGGGGTGTGACGTAAGTTGCTAACGGTGAAGTCCTTCGTGGATAATACCGTGCCAAGCCGCAACAAAGCGGAAGGTGTAACGACTATTATGTAGGCTGGAAGATGAGTTACCAGTCGAAGCGCACTGAATCCCAAGTGGATTAAGAGATAGTCTACGCCATTAGTAATAATGGAATCATGTGCAGGACGAGGCTTTAGTGCCGACGAGATAATCACTGGTTATCTTTCTGCGGCGCGAATTGAAGCTGGAACAATTACCGCAAGTCATCTGGCGGCTGGTGTGGGGCAAAGCATTGACCTGTCGGCGAACAGCACGATCACTGGGATGCAGACTACTATTAGGCTGATGCCAGAGTCGATCATGCAAACCGTCAACAATACTTATAGCGGCGTAAAGACCACAGTTGAACAGAACGCATCTTCGTGGTCGGCAAAGGTTGATCAGAACGGCGTAATCAATGCGATCAATGTGTCAACCGAAGGTGCGACCATTAATGCATCCAAGATCAGCTTGATTGGTCATACCACAATTAACAACGGTTTCTCGATTGACCAAAACGGCTATATGACCGCAAAGAATGGCGGCAGTATTGCTGGTTGGACAATCGGAACAGATACGTTATATAGCGGCACTGGTGCTTCCCGTGTTGGGTTGCGCTCTGGTGTGACTGGTGACAATGTTGTTATTTATGCTGGTAGTTCGACACTTGCATCAGCGCCATTCAGGGTAACTGCGAGTGGTAAGGTTACTTGTACAAACCTTACTGTCACTGGTGGGTCGATCAGTGGTACATCTATCAATATTGGTAGCGGCGCTTTTACCGTATCTACTGCTGGTGCTGTGAGTTGTAGCAATCTGACTGTCACTGGTGGGTCTATCAGTGGTGCATCGATTAATATCGGGAATGGTGCTTTCCAAGTAACTACGGCTGGCGCTGTTACGTGTAGTAATATTACTGCAACTGGCGGTAAGATTGGCGGTTGGACAATTGATCAATACGGGAACTTATATAGTGCTTCCAATATTGGTGGCAGTACAAGTTATACAGTACTTCGACCACCAACGAGTGCTGGTTGGACTTTTCGTTCCTCAAATGTAAACCAAACCCACGGATGCTTTATTGACCATGCCGGGAATATGGTGATTGGCAATGCATCAAGTTGTGTATGGAGTTCCGATGGCACGATGACGATGACTCTTGTGTCTAGTGGTGGGCAAATGTATTTTTGGAATGATGGCAGATGCGGATTCAATAATACGATTAACATCATTGCTGGTGGTTATTATCGTGGTTTTTTACAGGGTGTATCTGGATACCAAAATGCATTTGAACTTGGATATAGCGACGAACCGGATGCAGAGAGTGCCGGGTGTTACATGCGGTTTTACCAAAACGGCGATATATCCATGAATATTCCATCAGGCCATTATTTCACTGTAGTTGGTGGTGGACAGAAGAATAGATTATTTACCACGGAACATTATGGCGCGGTTACTATGTCCGCATACGAAACACCGACACCAATGTTTGGAGATATTGGCGAGGGAATAATTGGTGCGGACGGATACGCATATGTTGATCTCGATCCAGTATTTGCCGAAACTATTAGTACAAGTGCGTATCAAGTCTTTATTCAAGCCTATGACGATGGCATGTGCTTTGTTAAAGAAAGATATCCAGCTTACTTCATTGTATGTGGTACACCCAATATGCGGTTTGGTTGGGAAGTAAAATCACCGCAAAAGGATTATATCAATACAAGAATGGAACGACTGGAAGCACTACCAGACTATCAAACATCAGGTATTATGTGAGGTTGATATTATGAATAAAGTAGTTGCGATGACTACATGGAATGATCCTACTGGTATGCGTGTTGCAATTACGTACAATGTTATTGATGAGGCGACACGTAGTATTGTGAAATCAAATATCAAAAAGAACATTGTGCTAACCAAAGACTCTGAGGTTAAGATGGCTCAAGACTTTCTGAATTTTGGTCAGTCTATTGCTGAGACATTTGAGGATTAACATAAAGGAGCAAGGATTATGGAACAGGGATTTAATTCTATCAAAGATTGTGTAAAAGGAATCATTGCAATTCTTCAGACGCTTGGACAGTTGACAGTAATCGGGACTCAGAGCTGTCGCATTGTTTCCGCAATTGATAACGACCTGAACGCAATCGGTCAGTACTTGGATAATTACAACAAGGAACATGAAGCAAAGGCAGTTGATGCCGAATGACGTTAAAACTTGATATGACAAACCTTGAAACGGGAGTAGATTTCTTCGCGATCTCTGCTCCCGTTTATCAGTGGCAGAACGGAGTCAGGATGGAACTGACCGGAGTTCCAGCGCCGCAGACAAGATACGTTGCCCACATTACCAAAGCGAATGTTGGTGTGTACGGAACATTTGAGGTTGAGAACGTAACTGTTGCGGCTGACGGCACTTTGAAGTTTGCAATCCCGGACAGCTTGTTTCAGACCGCCATTGATGTTTTGTGCTACATCTTTGACCCAGTGGGCGAGAAGCAGTGGAAGACTGTGCGACAAATCAGGATACCCGTGATCCGACACGCAAAGCCGCCACAGAATGCGCTTTAATGAGGTGATACCTATGGCTAAGAAAATATACGCCATCATGGAGAATGGCGAAACGGTCGCCACCTGTTCGACTTCCGCATATCAGTGGGATACAGGTGTGCAGATCAGTTTGAGCGGCATTCCAAGCGATATGATTTATAGCGCCCAAGCCGCTTTTGACGGACAGCAAGCCGCAGTACCAGCCGCCGTTACTGTTGATCCCCCGAATATTCTGATCACAGTACCTGATGTGGTTTTGATTCGCGGCAAGCAAGTATTTGTGTACCTCGAGGTAACCGACAATGAAGGCGTGACCGTCTACTATGAGATCCGGTTGCCAGTTGTGGCGCGGAGCAAACCAGTCAGCTATGAGAGTACGCAGGAAGAGGAAACCGCGATTGGTCAGCTGATCGCAACCGCACAGGAATTGCTCGACAAGATTGCAAAGCTTACAAATATCGAGGCAACCGCACAGACTGGCGATGAATTGGGCGTGGCGGCGAACACGATTGGCGGCGACACAACTTCGTTCGACTTTACCTTCCCAGAACCGCACGTTGATCTGGAACTGAGCGTTGCTGACGGACAGCTTGAGTACACAGTTGATGGCGGCGAGACTCAGGTGGCTGGAAGAGTTCGCCCAAGATATACGGGTGAGTGGAACAAGACTACCAGCTATGAAGAACTTGATCTGGCTGACTATGATGCAATTACGTACCTATGCAAAGCGGCGGTTGCTGGTGTTGGCGAAGAGGATGAAGCGTTAGCCCCTGATGCAGACACAGAACACTGGGAAGTTCTGATCGACCACCACATCGATATGAGTTCCCTTGCGGAGTATGAGGAGCGGCTTCTGGCAATCGAAGAGGGGATTACCGCACTCGAAGAACTGCTGGCAAACTCTCAGGCGGCGGCAATTCAGGCACGTATTGATGCGCTCTACGAAGAGATCAACCAGCGGCTCGACTACCTGATGGAATGCAAGCTTTCGACCACTGCCGCTGATGGAAATGTTGAGAAGGTTCTGGCTGTGGGCAAGGACAACGAGATTGCTCCCGCTGGCATCCTGATCAATGGTGACACAGGCATTGTAATCCGCGACGAGGCCACCAACACACCATATGAGATTTATATCTATAGTGGACAGTTGATGTGCCGCAAGAGGTGATAACCAATGGATGCTATTAACGAACGGTTCGCCGCCTTTGCTATGAATCTGGTTGACCCAAGCTTTGTTGCGGCTCATGGTGGCAACCGCGACGGCATAATCCCTTACGTCAATAACGGCAGTTCACTTACTGGAATGGACTGCCAAGGACTGATCGAGTGGTGTTTGCGTCAGATCGGCAAGCCGCACAATTATCGCGGCTCAAACGACATGTGGCGACACGCTCTGTCTTGGAAAGGCACACCGGAAGAGTGTAAAGCAAAGTTTGGAAAGATCCCAGTGGGGGCTTGGCTATTCATTGTGAAAGATGATGGCGGCGAGAAAGTCAGAGGCTACAACGACAATGAGGGCAACGCAAGCCACGTTGGGGTTTACACAGGTCAGGGGCTTGGCGCGGTTCATGCATCCTCTTCGCGGGGTTGCGTAGCCGAATCCAAGTTTGCTGGCAAGACTATAAAGAATGGGGGATGGAACAGAGTGGGTATTCCCGAAGCATTTAATGACGCTCCTGTTGAAGAAGCGGACGAACAGATGATGTTTATGAAAGTGACTACACCGAATGGCGGCTATGTCAATATGCGTGTGAAGCCTGACAAGAAAGCCGACCGTGTGACAAAGATCAATGCTGGCGAAATTGTAACCGCCACACCGCACAACTCTATGTGGTCGTTTGTTGAGTACGACGGTAAGACCGGATATGTCATGAGCGAGTATCTGGAAGAAGTGGAAACTATGAATCCTGCTGAAGATCCAGAACCCGACATTGTTTCAGCCGACGAGGAGATCCTTGGACAGAAGGTAATCCTCGAACTCGACAGACCAGTAGCCGCCGCACTACTGAAAGCATTACAAGCGGCAATTTAAAAGATAAGGTAGGGTGACACCAATGGGAGAGGAAGCAGTTAAGTGGCTCACTTCTGGGTGGGGTGCTTTCGTAGGAGTAATTGCCTAGATTGGCGTAGTCGTTGGCGCTGTTAAAACGTTTGAGGCCGTTCATGACTGGGTGTTAAAAAGAGCAGAGCGCAAGCTTGAAGCACAGCGACGCATTGAATCGATTGATGAGAAGATTGACAAGATTGTTCAGCGGCTTGATGAGATTGATGGGCGGCTGGCACAGACCGACGAGCAGACAGCTACGCTACAGAACGAAAAATTGACTTGGGCATACGTCCACTATGGTGTTAAGAAGAACCCAATATCACTGGATACGAGAAGTTCGCTCGAGCGCATGTACGAACAGTACGTGAAGTGCGGACGACATAATCATGTACCAACGGACTTTGTGGAAAAGCTACACGAAGCCCCTATTGATATGTAAGGCCAGAAAGGATGATAGGAATTATGAATACGTTTCCTTGGAATGAATTATTCCTCGCGATTATTTCGCTTGTAAGTTTGATTGGATCGTGGGCGGTTAAAACATACCTGATCCCGTGGCTTGAGGAAGAGCATCTCACTACAACCGCACATGATGTGGTTCGCAGTGTTGAGGTTCTGTACAAGACACTGAGCGGACACGAAAAGCTTACCCGCGCTATTGCCATGATGAAGAGCAAGGGTATCAAGCTGGATGAAGAACAGATCGTTGAAGCACTTGAGGCGGCTTGGTACAACATGAACCTCGACCAGATTGCGATTGGACTGAAGGAAGAGGCCGCGACAGAAAATGTAATGCTTGGTGTTGATAAGGAGGATGAGGCAAATGGCTAATCAGGTAGCAGGATCACAGACAAAATTGGCGGCAGATGTTGAAGCGTTAAACAGCAAGCTTGCGAATCGTTTTGAAACAATTTGGACGAACCCAAGCCCCTCACAGTCCTTTGGGGGTCAAACGCTTACTGTGAACATGACCGGGGTTCGTATGGTTGTTATCTATTTCCGCTACAACACGAGTGCCACACTGGGTACAAGTCATCTAGTACCGTATTCGTATGAGCGTGATTTGGCGATAATGTCGAATTCGGCTGGTTCGTTTGCCATCGTTACCCGGGAAGTTGTGGTTCGTCCAGATAGTAATAACATTATCTTTGGGGATTGTTACGCTCATACATCCACTAGCGGTAGTGCAACGGACAACACAAAAATGATTCCGTATAAGATTCTGGCGATTAAATGATTGTATAATGAATTGAGCGGTGGCGGAATAGGTAGACGCACTCCGAAAGCGCTGGGGGAAATTGTCGATAAGACCCCAATGGAGCGACAGTTGTGAGGTGCAAATCCTCACCCGCTTAATTGCTGATTATCTATACCAAACTCGTATAGTTGCCGACCCGGAAAAAGCGGATAGGTCGTTGTAGTTTACAAGTTTAATGTATTGGACACCGCTGTTCGTATAAGGCATGGGCAATACCCCGTTAGTTAGTGCGGCGTAACCGATAAAATTATTGATGGTTATAACTTGCCCACTTTTCGAGTTGACATTTACCGGTGTAGTATCTGTTATATCCATATATTTGATTTGGTTGTTTTGCATCGTCTGAATATTGCTGTTTAACGCAAGACCAAACCGCCAAAAATAAAGCAATTAAGCATAGACTCTTTGGTGTTCTCTCTGGAGATCCATACTATCAAGCTTTGCATAGATCAGCGTAGTCTCAGGCTTCGCGTGACCCATCAATGCCTGAAGCTTCTCCAGAGAGATGCCGCCATGAAGTCCACTGGTTGCGAATGTGTGGCGAAGTTTGTGCGGGAACACATGCATATTACAACGGGCGGCAACCTTCGTAATAATGCTTTCCAATGCCCGTACACATAATCTGTTGTGCGGATTACGAATAGAAACGAACAGCGCATCGTTATCGTCAGACCGCGACTCCAAGTATTTCCTTAACGACAACTCTGACTCAGCATTGAAGAAAACAGTCCTGCGCTTGTTGCCTTTACCGTGTTGAATAATGACCGACCGTCTATCCCAATCAATGTCTGACAGGTTGATATCATGACACTCACTGACACGAACACCAGTTGAATACAGAAAATCTACCAGAGCCTTTTCGCGCACATTCTTACAGTTCCATCTCAGGACTTCAAGTTCATATGCGGTTAAAGGTTCTCTTTCTTTTGTTTGATACTTGATGCGGTCAACGGTGGCACAAGGGTTTCTGAGCAGGTACTCGTTATTGACGAGCCAAGAAAAGAACGAGTTGAGGATTCTGCGGATGTCGTCAAGGTAAGCATCTGATGCGTGACGCTGGTCTTTGTAGTAGTACAAGTATAGCCTGATATCATTAGCGCGGATATCCTGAAAAGGTTTGCGTACCGTCGCGAAGAAATCTTCAAGGCGAAGTTTGTAGATCTTCAACGTTTTGCGGCTGAGATTTTCCACCGCTTTACTGGCGAGAAAATACTTCACAACTTCTGGAAGACCGTTGGCGGGAATCAGTTCGACAGGCTTGCGAGTAATGTCGTAGCTACTCATGGTTGCGTCAAGGATTGAGATCACGTTCTTGAGTTGCTCCTGCGGAATCTGGTCAAACAGCCGTGTTACCAATTCGTTGCGGAAAGATTCGGAATTATTGGACATAAAAACACATCCTCCCATATATTGATATTGGTGAAAGGATGTGTTACAATTCCCTTTGTGTTGGATGTGCTTACCCCACATCTTTCACCATATAAGAGCGCAAGCGTCTGGTACACGCTGACGCTCTTTTTATGATAAAGTTTAACGCACAGATTGTCAAGAAGATTTATAATAACATAAGATCTTTGACAATAACAAAAGCCCTGTTAACGAGAAATAAATCTTGTTAACAGGGCTTATTTTTGTTTGAGCAGGACTTGGTTCAACTAACGAAATCATTGGCTGAAACAAGTCTTCCCCTTGAAATATGCAAAGCGGATACGTGGAAATATTATGTATATTTATACATGTATCTGTTTCAGTAGAAAAGTGCAACAATTTTGATTTGAAGGTCAAAGTGAAGAAAGATCAATGCTTTTCAAATCTATTTGTTTGTAACGGTTCTTTTTCTTTGTTGACATTATTTGACTTTTGTTTGACACTGTATATTTATGCAATAAAATATGCATATATGCATAAATGCCAGTTTTGTGTCAACAACCATGTACATTACCAATCGCCGAAACTCTTACTGCCGCAACGATTCTCGCCACCATATACCATCAACAAAGTTGTCAACTGGCAAACACGAATTGTACATCCCTTGTCTTCTCCAACTGGGTCACATCGAGTGCGGCATAGGTGTTCAACGTGATTGACGCACTGCTATGCCCCATAAGGTACTGCAAGGTTTTGACATCTGTGTGCGGTTGCATCTTGGTCGCAAAAGTGTGCCGCAACTGGTGGAATGTGTACTGACCAAGCCCAATATTACACAGCGCAATTTTACATGTACGTGTGGCACTGTTCTTCGCTATATAACATTCTGTATTGCCCCTCTTGTGTAGGATATAACCAGAGCGGTTTAAGGGGTCAACTTTTTTCAAATGTTCAACAATTGTCGCGTTAAGTGGCACATTTCGCACACCAGCCTTTGTCTTCGGTGACTTTATGATCGTATGAAGATTCCTGTCATAGGCTGTTGTTTTGCTAATCGACACATATTCTTTGCCCGGTGTTTCAAGATGAACATCTTCCCATCGTAGCGCGAACACCTCACCAGAACGAAGACCAGCATAGAGGCCAAATAGAAAAGCGGTAAGTTGCTGGAAGTTTAAGTTGTTTAACTTATTGAGTGCGGCAATCAGATCGCGGTCAGGTATGGGTTCGCGTGTCTCGCAAGGCTTAACGTTGCGGACTTTCAAATGTCCGTTACGGAACGGATTCTCGTCCACTATGCCGCAATCAATACAGAAGTCAAAGATACCTCTCATACAGGTTTTGATATTTCTGACAACACCAACGCCATATCCATTGAAACGCATATAGAACTGATTTGCCTCGCTGAACTTAATATCCCCGACATGTGTTTCTCCAATGATGGGATAGATATGGTTCAATAGTGTGCGGCTCAAATTTCTCAGTCTTGCTTCGCCCACACGCTGATCAACATCTTCTGCAATCCATCGTTCGCCCATCTCGCGTACTGTGGGAGTTTGTGGCGTTGTGAACTTTGCGCTTACTGGTGGTGCGCTGTCTGGATAAAGCCACGCATACTTCGCCATGAGGTTTGTCACCGCTTCCTGATATGTGCGGCCTGTCATCCATACTTTGCCGACAATTGGTAGTGTAATGGGTAACCGGATTCTCGCTGTCGCCATAGAGATAGCCCCCTTGTCTGTATCCGCTTTGCAGTTTTCAAGGTTCATCTCGACCCCAGTATAATCATTGAGTTTTTGCATGTCAAATCGCCTCCAGAAAAAGGTAAAGTAAATCCCCACCAACCACACGAGAGGCGGCTGATGGGGGTGTTTTATGCAGTTAATTCATTGAGAATTCCAACACGTAAACGATGCGTTGTGTCGGTTATCATGCTGGGCAGGATCGGGTCGAACAGTTGGGTGTATGCGTCGCACTTGGTATAGGTCGCTCCACAGATCGGGCAATACACCACTCCTCTGCCGCACACATAATGCTTTTCGTCCACCGTAATGTAGTCGGTTAAAATATTCACCTTGAGATGCTGGTTACCACACCAATCACAAGAGTTTATCATTTCGCATCTGCTCCAATAGTTTGCGGCCTTCATCTGTTAGTTCATAGCGGGCATCATAGTCGTCGCCATCTTCGACATACTCAAGAAAATCTTCCCGTGCTTTATTTATCTCGTCGAGCATTAATTCTTTGTGTACCTTCTGCTCTTTGCCGCCAATAATGACGACACATTCAATTTTCATTTTGAATGTGTTCTTTGGTATGCGGCAAAAGATATTCTGCTCTTCCAGTTCAATGTCTTCCGGTTTCTTTGGCATCTTATTCACCTTTCTTCAACAGATACTTATTGCTGACAACTTTCATGGACAGGGAAGCACTGATGCGCGGACAATAGACTGGCTCGGTTGGTCGGATCACGATGCCCTCTTTCATACTGCCGCTCGGATATGTACCCTGTTCAGCACGGGCGAGGAGCGCTTCAACGGTTGGGTAGTGGGCGCTCAGATTGTTGGCGACTTCTTCGATTGGCACATGGGTCAGCCCAAGTTCGTGACAGATGGTTTGCATGGGGATGAGTCCGACACGCTTGTTATCAACACGGATTGTGAACACATACCACTCAGGTTTTATTAGTTTCAGCGGATTCTTCTGAATGCCGGGAGCGCAGAACTCGCCTTGGATCACGAGCGATTTATAGCCCATCTCCTTAACATACTTTTCCATCTTTTCGCGCAGACCAAGATTATTGATGAAGTTGTAGAATGAGGACTTGCCATCATCGGCGTACTCATAGTGGTGACCGCACACATGCCAGCCATCCTCATCAATGGCGACAGAGCAGGATGTGCCATCCATCTTGCTGGAGATATAGAATTCAAGGTTGCCGAAGTCTTGGATTAGCTCAGGACATTCTTGCACTCTCGATTCATCAGTTGTTGGGATTGATGGCGGCAGTGTGCCAATAATTGTGCCTTGCGTTGTTGCACGTTCTTCGACTTCCCACTTCTTCACCCCCAGTGCCTGACTTACATCCACGCCAACTTCTGTGCCGGGATCAATCTCCGGGAACATACTCAGCGGCAGGACAAGACCCTGAGAGATCTGCCCCTTGAACCTCATGGTGCGGAGTCTGAAGCCTTCGCCCATAATGTCGGTCTTTTTGTAGCTGGATGAGCGCAGGAATTCAAACTCAGGTCGGATCGGCAGGAAGCTATCAATTTCAAAATAGATGGCGTTGTCCATAGGCTTGAACTGGCCTTTATTTGCCACACACTGCCAGCCACACACATGGATCAGTTCGATGCGGTCAGCGCCTTCGATAGGTTCAATCTTCCAGATCTTCTGTATACTTGCGAGATGTCTCATTCTTCTTTCAACTCCTTCAGTGATCTTGCGAGATAATCAATATCTTCGTGTGTGTTGTAGATGCCCAGACTTACACGGCAACAAGAGTCGATGTCGAGCGCCCTCATGGTGTTCAGCGCACACATATGCCCAGCCCGGATTGCAATGTTCCAGCCATCAAGGTGGTCGGAAACATAAGATGAGTGAAAGCCGCGCACATTGAACGACACGAGACTCTGCTGGTTGTGACCATAAATTTCGATGCGGTCATCCTGTGCAAACTCGTAGAGCAGATGATCCATCAGGTCTTTCTCGTGAGCCATGATGTTTATCCAGCCATACTGCTCGAGGAATGAACAAGCCGCAGAAAGGGCGACTACCCCGGCAACATCTCTTGTGCCAGCTTCAAATTTTTGCGGCCCAGATTTGAACCTGAACTCTTCGTCCACCAGATCCTCTACCATGCCGCCACCATAGTTAATGTTGATAAAATACTTCTGGAGATCCCGTTTGATGTATAGGCAACCAACTCCCATTGGGCCATACATCTTGTGGGCAGAGAAGGCCGCGCAATCAATGCTCATCTCGTGCAGGTTGATCGGCATGTGGGCGACAGCTTGGGTCAGATCCGCAACAACAACTCTATCCTCTGTATGTTCTTGATGCGGCAGTTTCACATCGCCAATTACGTTGGACACCACTGTATAAACATCCACAGACTTGAACGGTTTGGTTGTCATGTCTTCGCTGTCGTAGCAATAGAACCAAGGGAGAATGCAAGAGTGGTGGTCAAATGGTGCGGTGGCGAAGTTTACGTGGCGGGTAAGTGGGGAGAGATTTTTGGCAATAATGTTGAGCGATTCAGTAGCGCCCGACGTAAAGATCAGTTCGTCAGGATCGCAACCGAAGAAGGCCGCAACATGTTCTCTCGCCTTTTCGTAACGAGAGGTAGCAAAAAGGGAAAGGGTGTGCGAACCCCTTCCCGGATTGGCGTTGAATTCTGAATAGGATTGTACGATGCTGTCTATCACTTTATATGGCTTCTGAGTTGTGGCGGCAGAGTCGAGATAGGTCACATCGGTTTTCTCAAAGAACGGAAATTCATGTCTGATGTCCATTGGTATTATCCTCACTTTTTCGCGGAATAGCTTTTCGTGGTACGCTATTCCAAGCCTTAATCACAGTTTCTTTTGACATCTTCTTGCGTCGCCCATCTGGCAGTCTGAAAGGTGGACTCTTTGCCAGACACTCGACACACATAATGGTGGACGCACATGTGTTGAGCATCACGTTGTGCGAACCACATTTGTAACAGGGGAGAATCTCAAGTTCATTTTCATTCATAGCGGCAAAACCGTTTTCCATAAATGTCGTTCACGAAATCAAGGACAAACTTCATTCCAAGCCCTTCCTTTGACGGTATCCACAGCTTTGGTGGATTCCAATAAACCCAGCCAATATCATCCGGTGTGCCGTCATAGGTGGGATCATAGTCGGGATTATCGATCCACTGACCGCCGCCCATACAGAACTCATAAAGCTTTGGATGGGTTTGCTTCATAACTTGGAATCTTGTGTCGCCCTTGGTTTCGCGGTGTAGTGTGAAGAGACAGGCAGAGCAACCCAGCCGGGATGAACCAGTGGTGTAGAGTTCGCCAAACTGGTTAACCTCAATGTCGCCGTACAATGAGCAGATGGGCAGATTGTTTTCCTTGATGTAGTACAGGATGTCCTGCGCTGTCCAGAAAGAAAGAGGCTGGCTAACCGGATGTTTCGCTTCGTACACATTGCATCCGTGTCTGAGCCATGCCCCTCGCCGCAATCTACTTTCTTCTGTCATTGTGCCAACCATAGGATACAAACCACTTCGGCGGTCATAGATACCCATTGGCGACTTCTTCATGATCTCGCAACAGTAGTGGGAGATCTTGAATGGCGCTTCCATACAGAGCGGCAACCACTTGTCCTTGTTATATTTACTGAGCCGCCCCTTTGATTCTGCGGTATCGGCAAATGGTCGCTTGTTGTAATTGATGCGCGGATCATTCCCACTTGGGTCAACGTAAATCCGCTGACCAAGAAGTTCTTCCCGTTTGCGTCTGGCAGTTGCTTCTTGGCGCGGATCTCGTGACCGTGCATAATGGATTGTCTCTGCTGTTTCCTTGTTGATGATGGGATAACCATAGGTTGTGATTACGTCGGCAAACGTCATCTTGGGGCGAACAAGGTCTACGTTATCGAAAGACTTCACAAACTTAACAGTCTCAGGATATTCAAGACCTGTGTTGCTGAAGACGGCCTTTACTTCCGGGTACATCTGGCGAACAATGTGGAGCAGAACCGTGCTGTCCTTGCCGCCAGAAAATAAAACATAAACGTTGCCGTCCCAGTGATCATACCACTCCTTGATGCGTTCCTTCGTGAGTGCTACTTTATGTGGGTGGGGCAGTGCTACCAGTGTATTAAGATCTTCAATCGTGTGACTCATTTTGTTTTATAGTCTCCAATGTAAATTTGAAGTGCGGCAACTCCTCATCTCGCCACACTCGCATCCGGGTAACTTTCTCGCCATTGCGACCAGTCTTCTCGTACTGCTTCCAATAGAACCCGTATCCATACTTGTGCCAGATGGGAACGGCATCATAGTTAATACCGTACTGTGTGAGCAGATCCAGCTTATCGTCGTACTTCATGTGATCCAGCTTTGATGCGGCCTTGTACTTGCTCATGCCAGTGTTGATCAATGTCCAGTAGCAGTAACTGTTCAGACAGTTGCGCTCACTATCTCCTTGCCGCCAAGCAAAATAGTGGTTGCAAGCTTCTTCGTCGGGCAACCAGATCACACGAGCATCAAATACCGCCATGCAGTTGATACAGTGCGACATCACAGAAGAGGCGACCCCAGCCAGTATCGACAACCACTTGCGCTCCTTGCGGTTGAATGTGGTACATTCATCGTCGAACAAGATATTGATCTCGTCAGACTGCACGTAGACGAACCGCACATCAAAGCCGCACTTCATGAGTTCTGCGGCAACCTGTGACATCGCATCTTTGAACCGATCATCGAACGGCTTGGCATATCCTTTGCGGTTGGTTAACTTCGAGAAACTACGTCCATCAAGCCGCACAACTGTGTAGCCGCCCATAGGGATAAACGTGTCGCGGACTAGTTCGTACTGCCGCATCTGTTTGTCGAAATCCTTAAACTTCATCGCTCTGCTCCTCGTCCAGACCAAGGTTCATGTTTTTGATCATAATGGCACTCTTAGCAAGCTGGTTCGCAACCGTAAGCACTCCAGCAACCTTATCATCAAACTCGGGATCTTTGCCCAGTTGTTCGAGCATTCTGACAGCAATGGTGGCAAGTCTCTCCTTGTTATTCAGGCAAGGTTTGTGGCAATACTTTTCGCGGCGGCACAGGCCACAAGCGCCAGCCTCACCAGATCGCCACTGCTCTGCATTTGCTTTCGTCATATCATTTACTCCTCATCGTCGTCATCATCGTCATCGTCGTCGCCAATGATTGCTCCAATAATCCAATGGACACCAGCACATACCGCGAGAATGACCATAATCAGATCACAAGTGTATGTACCCGTCAAATCACCAAGCATCTTATTCATCCTCCCAATCAAAGATTACAGACCATTCGTAGCCCTGTCGTTCGCGCCGATAGATCTTGTTATTACAGACCCGGATCACAGCGCCCGGTATTGGTTGACATAAGTCAAGCGCCAGTCGTGCGTTCATCTTGTACTTGTCTGGCACACGTTCAAGCGCCCACTCGATATCCTCGCGCCAGTCTTTTCCTGCGGTACGGAGCATTGAGTCCATCCAGTCGGCACATAACACGTTCGCCACTTCTAGCGCCTTGTCATAACTATCGTAAAGTTGACACACTTCTGTTGCGAAGTCAGACGGCTCTTCGGCGTAGCGCAACGTCCAACTGACATGTTCACGCACAGCTTTGTATGCGGTCAGGCCCTTCTTGAACTCCATTGTGATACGGGGCTGGCGCTTTAATACCGCCGCCTCAACAATCCAGCCTTTCTTGTATGCGGCTAAGATATCGTCAGGGCAATCGGAGCGCATGGTTTTCAGCGCGGCTCTTGCTTCGTCGTACTCGGGGCTGTGCGAGAACCTTTGCTCCAGCAGTTGCATGTACTGTGGATGACTTCGTAGCGGCTTGGGAACTGGTTTCCAGTTTGGATCTTGCGCGAACTCACTGATCGGTTTGCCGTCAAATAAAATGAAGTTGTTTAGCCGCAGGTGAGGGCAGGAAACAACTTCATGAGGTTTAGCCGATGCTATTAAGTTTTTATCAAGGATTGTTGTGCGGACAAATGGTGTGGCCTTTATATCGCCGTAACCATTGTTGTCGATCATGTCGCGGATACTGGCTGGGGTAAACTTTACCACAAGGTCAGAATCAGACATCCTGTAGTTCACCCCCGCAAGCCGCATACCCCGCGAGATCAATCCAATTATCAGCTTTGCCGTGACCTTCGGAAGCGATCCGTGCCACCTTCAGCAGAGCCAACATTGCCGCCACATCATGGGGTTTGATCTTGTCCACCCCAAGGTAAGCGTTCCACAGGTTAGCGATACGGGCGAAATTGTTTTCGGGCGAACCATAGTCATCTTCACGGTTACCGCAAACACAAGTCTGTGCGGCTTCAAGAACCTCTTTACGATTCATCTCAGTACCTCCTCGAATCTTCAATGCCACGGGTGTAGCCGATCAGTAGTCCAAGCGCGAGGCCACTGACCGCGAAAACGAGATACATTACTGTCTGGAAAACCATAGATTTATCAACTCCTTTAATTCTTCTTGTGTGCCAGTAATAACCAAGAACCAACTCCATGAGCCGTAGTCGATAATGAGGCGGGTGGGGGAGTCATCATCATCGAGGCAAGCCCGGTTGTAGTAGCAGATGTTTGGTTCAAGTCCTGCTTTCGCTTCGAGTTGTGAGATTGTTAATTTCTCGTCAATCTCAAACTCTGTCACAAAATCTTCTTCTGGCACTGTAGGGTCGTATGCGTGGGTCGTGTGGTAGAGTTTCATTCCACCGCTCCTTTCTCATTACTTGGGCATCAGATCAATGATCTCGCCGTGCTGTTCGATAACATTAAATATCTCTGTCAGCTTTTGATAACTCACAGACGGATCGACTAGGCATTGATAAACTGACTGCTTGGGTACAAGTACGGCAAACAGTAATGCACCGAATATCATTATTGCGGATATAGCGCACATCCATGTTTTCTTCCGTATAGACATGTCTTCCCACGCACCAAGCACCGTCAACAAGCACAGACCACCAATGACGGATAATATTGCTATAATTATGCCTGCCCAATCCGGTAGATGTGTGGTTATGTTCAACAGCCGCACACCTTCGATTATCGGAAAATTTGGATCACTCATTTACTTCACCTCGTTCCCAGCGACCCATGTTACTTCTTCCAGCGGACACTCATCTGGGTGAACCATGTAACCTATTATAAGTTCATCATCTAGTGGATATTGTCCAGTCAGAATGCATTCACACTCATGACAAAATACACAATAAATGCATGACTTCGGCATCTCCATATCGCGAATCAGAACCGCCATCAGTCATCACCCCAATCAATCATATGTCCACACTTGCCGCAGAAATTCATACTGTATTTCTTTTTTGGCAATTTAGCGCCACAGCCACCACAATAAGCTTTTCCTTGCCACCATTCGGGCTTAACTGCTTTTTGTTTCTGAATCAAAGCTATCGCATCGTGTATCGCATAAGCGACATCCAGCGCATCATTAGCACCCCTGATGTTACAACGTTCGCCGTTCCACACGAGTTGACAAGCACGTTCAAGCCGTTTGATTACATCATCTCTATCCATTGTTCTTCCTTTCTTCGCCAAACATCGGATCAATTCTTTGCCAAATGCTCGATTGATGCGAGATACTCTTCATGCATATTCAGATCATTCTATAGGCGCTAAGCAATCAGCACCGCAAGACGGACAACTACTTACGTAAAACCAATCATCGCGTTTGAGATCGATTTGAAGATCGCAACCGTAGGTGTAGGCAAGAAATCTTTCGCCGCACTTCGCACACACGAATTCTGTCAAGTCTCTGAACACGGCTTATTGGCCTCCTCATACTAACTCTCTTATCGTAAAGTCTATCTCTGCATCTGGACAAGAGTCATCGGAAGATCGCCCAGCACCAGTCTTGTCACAATGTGGTGGATAATAATTTTCACCATAGACAAAACCCGGTTGCCACCATAGACAGTCTTTGCAATGTATTGATATGATGTTTTCCGCTGGTTTGTCGTCTTTAATCAACCGCACTTCAACGTCTTCCCATAATTCGTTCAACTCTTCCTCAAGACATTGACGAACAGTTTCTTCTGAAGCTTCATCGTCGTGAAATCTGCCAGTGATTGTAACATCCAGATGTGCAGTGATTTTGTGCGGCTCTTCTTTTATTGTCATTCCAAATCCACGCCTTTCCATTTCCAATTCCATTTCGCACTTCCGCGACACTCTGCAAACGTTCTGAATTCAGGTGAACAAGATGCGGCACTTGGATCACAGCGATCATAATATGCACAAGTCTTGCATGACTTTGTATCTACGATCTGATTTTGTAATAGTGATATTACCTCTATAGTATCAAGAGCCAGTGCTTCGGAACAATAACTTGAACCTGAGTATGGACATTCATAACAGCGGTTATCCACGCTATGACAGCTAAGTCCTGCAAAGACCTTTTCAAGTTTGGTCATTGTTCATCTCTTCTTTCTGCGGATGCACAGTAATAGTCTTCTGGATATCTGATCCGTTCATCGTAGTCACACACCATATGATCCCTGTCGTCCAAAATATAATACTTGCAATCGCGGCATCTGATCAGTTCCTGATATTCTCCATAGTGTTTCATGTGGAATGCAAACTCATCATCTGTGAACGGCACTATAAGTTCTTTCATTGTTCATCTCTTCTTTCAGCATTACCACAATAAAAGTCTTCTGGAACTTGGCAATAGTTAAATTCTTCACATGTCTTCCACTGTTCACCATAGTGCTTGCAGTCCTTACATCTGATCAGCGGTTGCTCCGAATATGTCTCAACATGCGGCTTTCCGTCAATCATAGTGATGGATCTACGAACGATCAAGTCTTTCTTTTCATACATCCTCGGCTTTGCCATACCACAATAATGCTCCTCTGGCACAATAAACAAATCTCTGTCGCATATGATGCCATTGGTGTACGGCCTACCATGTATACAGTTCTTGCATCTAGTTAGGTTGCCTTTTACGGGAACAGCTTCTTGATTAAATGCATAGTTGTCAGGAACTTCGACAATGACTTCTCTCATTTACTTATCCTTTCAGCGGCGGCACAATAGAAATCTGATGGTGTTCGTTTGTATATATCAAAGATATCGCCCCATCTATCTATATCACACAAACGTTCGCAGTAAGCGTCATCCCACTCGCCGCCATCATTTACATTGTGCTGAATACTGTCTTGTCTCCACCATTTACAGTTGCGACATCTGATCACTTCGTCGTTAGTACAAACAAAGTTATCATGGACTTCAATGATAATTTCTTTCATGACTCACTCTCCATCTTATTCTGCTCTTCAAGACGAGCCATTTCTGCGTAATAAGCATCGGCTTCGCGGTTCGATTCTTCGATCAACTCATGCTCAAGTCTGTTTGCTTCAGCAAGTTCCTGTTGTAACGCTCGTCCATAACAATCGTTTAAATCGCCGTACAAATTCTCACTTCCTTATTACACTCTTGTGTTCCAGAGCTTGCTGTTCCAAGAAACTAGTGCTGTCGTACCTTTGATTTCCTTTTCTTGCTCCTTCAGCAGTTCCATAATTTTTTCGCAAAGATTCAACGGAATATAACAAACCCCGTTTTCCTCGTTCTCAATCCAATATGCAAATCCATCTATTATTTTTGTTTTATCAGAATCAGTCATTCCACTTCACTGCCCATCATGCAAATCATCTACAACCGTGAACCTATCATCTTCTTCGATTTCGCAGATTCTCCAATAAAACTCGCATACGAGTTTTTTATCGCTGATAATCTCTTCGCATTTTTCTTTGAGCATTTTCCGCAAGTCTTGAAGTTCAACCTGTAGCGTCATTCCACTTCACTGACCTTCCTAATGTGTTTTCATCCAGTCGCTTTTAATCTTTTCAACAATAGGTACAATATCTTCATGGAAATATCCATCTGCTTTTTCAATGGCAAAAACAATCTCAGAACAAGCAACATCAATTTTCCCTTCATGGATAAAACGCAGAGCATTGTTGAGCATATCGCACGATGGATACCGTCCGAATAAAGCGTTTTTCTTTTTCGTATTCATTCCTACTTCACCGCCTGTCTCCATCAGCGCAAAACCAATCAGGTTTATGTGAGGTCGTGCCGCTATATGGTTTGGTACAGTAAACATAATCGCTAGAATTTGGTAGCATATATCCATATTTACAGTCTTTACAACGAACGATGTCGGCTGGTCTGTAACCGTCTTGAGTTGTTAATAGTTCGCGGACATCATGGAGCAATGCAAGGCTACAGTACTCGCCTTTGTTTCTGTAAACACACTTATCGCATTCGTCATTGATACATATGGTTAACGATTCGATAAGTTGCCGTTTGTCAATCATCCAATTTCACCGCCTGTCCGCATACTGGGCAATACTTCACAATTTCATCATTTGGTAAATCCAACTCATCATACGGATATCCACTTGCTGTTTTTCCTACAAGTTTAAGTCCGCATCTTGGGCAATCCCATCCATCGTCGTATTCTGTCATTGGTTTCGCTTCCTGCTCTTTCAGCAGAGTTTTAATTTCGTCCAATATCTCGCCAACGGTTTTTCCGTCGATTGTTGTATTGTCGTACCCCTTTAACCATTTAAGATTGTCAATATAACGATACGCTTCTTCCTTTGTCATTTTCACTTCACCGTCTTTTAATTATGCGATTAGCACGCTCTCCGACATGGCTCATGTATTCATCCCAGTCTATCTTGTCACGGTCGTTATACTCGCTCCAGTCAAGGGCCTGACCACATCGACGGCAATACTTGACGTATCTATCAACAAGCGTGTCCCAAATACCAACGCCGCGCTCCACACACTCGGGGCATTGGTCAGTAATCCAAGAGCCACCGTTCGCATATTCGACCTTTGTATGATACGGCTTCCTTGAAATAAGGCGCGTATCTTCCTGCTCTTTCAGCATGTCAAGAGCATCGCTTGCTAAATCAGCAGTACAAGCGTCGATACTGCATAAACCATCATTTACATATGGGCATTCATCGCAATGTGCCTTTGAAGAATACTGACAGCATTCCAGTCCTTCGATAACCTTATCGATGTTAGTCATACTTATCACCCATCAATATTTTGACCGCAGACTCAGGCCACCTTGTGTATTCATTCCAGTTGGTTTGCGATTCCATAACATAGCATGGAATCTCTTCGCTATCGACATACAGGGTTGGTGTTGCCCAAGTTGATGCTAGGTATGTACAACTATTTCTTATGATCATACCGTTGTAAAGAATAAAACCACCAGTATAACTATAATCCTCTGCTAACCCAGCACTGGCTTCTTGCGCTCCTCTTTCTTTGATGATCTTCGCCGCCTTGTTCCAGTCGAAGACCTTCATTTCTTTGCCGCGATTCATTTCACCCATCATGAGAGCGTTCACGGTATCCACTGTTAGTCCTCCTTGATCCTTTCGTCCAGCCAGTTTCGCCACTCATCCAGTGCGGCGAATGCCCGTTCGCCCACATCACGCATACTGGCTTCAAACCTGTGTCTAGTGGATGCGCTATAACTTATGCCGTCAAGACACCAGTTCACAATGTCAATCAGAGTCATGAGATTATGTTCAATAGTATGGTCTGCGGCTGAGTCTCCAATAGCTTCTGTCGGCCCTATCAGTGTGTCCAGAACCTTTATGATTTCATTACTTGTCAGCTTTTCTTTCATCTTGATCTTGCTCCTTGTCTGGTGGCTGTGGAAGCGGCATCCAGTGAGTGATCGTATTGTTTTCAGAAAAATACTGGTACGGACTTCTCCATCTTGGATCTATCTTTACCGAATTACTAGCGCCGTAGTACAACGTATCTTCCATGCTTGTAATCAAGATGCTTTGTTCGCCAGTTGTTTTGTTAACCGCGCAAACCAGCACATCTTCATCGATAACTGGAAGTCGATCACGAACGCTGATCCAATATTTATCCTCAGTGCCGTCCATTCTTGCCCCACAATGCGGACAATACTTCATCCCATATGATAGAAATTGCTTCTTGCCACATAGCGAACATTGTTGATACGCTCGTTCATCCCAGTACATAACACCTTCTGGAACTGGGTCAATCCATTTTCCGTATCTCATAATCCACCTCAGTTGCCGACCGTCACAAGAATGCACTTCTTCCAGTAAGGTTCGTAGCTTTCGACAAGTTGTTTTGCTTTCTGTATGTAATAATCATCTGGGCGGTCATCATATGGGCTGGTATCGTAAATGTAATCCTGAACACAATCCGCAAACTGATCTCTGTCGGTGAAGATATAGTCGTCGGCGATCTCCTGCTGACAATCAAGGATTTCGCCGATTCTGGCGTGAACACTAGTGCAGATCGTCACTTCATAATCGCCAAAGTTTGCTTCATCATTTGCCTCGAACACGATAGGCAGGTCAGGATGTGCGGCAATCAACTTCTTTAGTTCGTCGCCGCAGTGCATAATGTCATAATCAAGTCTTAACATCAAAGTACTCCTTATAAAATCAGCCTGTCGAACGGCACTGTGTAAGCCCACCTGTCATCCTCAAGTGCTTCGATCTTGTAAAGTATCGGTTCTGGGTCAGTACCGAAGTAGTACCCGCCATCATCACGGTATTGGACTTCGACCACACAGTCTTCAAGTTTGTGGCGCTGGATGTACTCAATCAGTTCGCGGCCTGTCATAAATTACAACCTTTCAATCAGTCTGGTTTTGAATAAATGATCCATCAATCGTTTGTAGCGCGGCGAACACTGTTCCATAACCTGTAAAGCGAACACCGCGCAGTCAATCAATTTCTTCTCGTGGCATGTAAAGTCGCCAGCCTCAATTAACCAGCTAAACCCATGTCGGTCGAGCAAGAGCCGCACACAATACTCAACAGTGTAGTACTCAGATCCCCAGTCATCATGGCAACCGACCGTATGTTTCCACTCGCGCACAATGATTGGGCCACGTTTGCCGTTCAGCCTCTTAACCATATCCATTTTCCTCTTCTGGCGGCTTACCGTAATAATCCCAGTCGAACCGCACAAAATCTTTGCCCAGTATGATTTCGCCCCCGTGCTGTGATGAGATCATTTCGGCCTTTGTTTTGGTAAAAGTTGTTCGCGGCTCATAGTGATGCAGGTAGCGAATCCTGTCGCCCTTGATGATTTTGCACTCAACGAAATCAATCTCGGGAACGATAAACACATCATCCACACCGCTCCTGTGAATACCAAGTGGCGTGATAGGGTGGATGATCACATGTCGCCCAGCCTCTGGACAGTAGTGGTTGTAGTAGAAGTCGAACCCATCCCAGAACTGCTGGTCATGCGTTGGTTGAAAGGCCGCACAAATTCGATGCGACCCATTGGTGTACCCTTGCCAGTGCGACGTAAATCCACCAAATATGGCGGCTGGGTCACGGGCTGGGCAAATCCAGTGGTAGTCGAAGCATGGACACTTGGAAGTCATGGGTAGCTTCGACCACCACTTACAGTCTCGGCATCTCCAGAACGGAATGCCTTCGTCGTGTGAAATCTCTATCACCGCCTTTCCACTCCTCATTAAGGTAATGTGGAAAAATAGTGGATTTGGTAAGCGGCTGGCACGATGACACAAATTTGTTACATCCAGACAAATAAAAAAGAGGGGTTGCCATAACGACAACCCCTTAATGAGATCAACCATTTTCTTTTTCTGGAAGCTTCCAGTTCTTCGGCATCTTGAGCAAGCCGCCCTGAATAAGCCACGCCAGCCCAACAGCCACAGCGTCGGACTCATCATCGAATTGGTATTCGTACTCCTGTCCGATGAAGACCCGTGTGCCGCGCTCCACTTCGTCCTTCTGTGCATCGCCGCGACCAGTTAACATCTTTTTGATTGCGGTTGTGCCAATACCTTGAAAATCGAAGTAGCCATACTCGGCGGCAATCATGTCAGCAACACCGTGTACTTTGCTGATGGTTACACTGGTGTTAATGTTGCGGTAAGACATAACCGCATCCTCTTTGGCAAGGATCAGTTTGCGGTCTTTGTATTTCTCGAAGTAGCGCCTGAGTTCGGCGGCAGTAGCAAGCAACATCTGTCCGTGCGTTCTTAAAGCCTTGGTGGATTTGTTGTCAACCACTGAGGATTCGACAACCCTTGTGGCGCGGGTTTCTTTGTCGTATTCGATTACGGCGAAACCCGGACGACGCATAGACAGGTCGAGGCACTACAAGGTTAATGTGCCAGCCTTACCCAGATCATTTACGTTGATGTGTTCTGAGAATGATGTGACGGGCATTCAGTTCACCTCGATTCGACCAAGATTCATATTCTTCTCTTGGAATCTGTATGTGATATCTTTGTATGCGGCATCGACAAGTTTGTACATCCGCTGATTTGTAGTCTTGGAATCAAGACCACCTTTACTTGCGTCATAATGTCCGACTTTAATGTAATCCCAGCCGCAATAATCTACACCGGGATTTGTTGAGTCAACCCCGGTATAGAGACAGGTTTTTAATCCATTATTGGCAACAATCTGGCGGCACTGTAGTAGTCCGTCATAATCATTACCTTCACCCATAAAGCAAACACAAGTGATGGCGGCACGATATTGATCAATTGTTTGTTGCAAATAATCAAGTAACACATCGCCTTCATGTTTTTGTAGATTGGGCGAGTGACATCCTTTACATCTCATCTGACAATCAGCAATGTTAAAGACAAGACTGATCTCATCTGGAACTTCTTGGAATGTAATAGTAAACCCCTGAAATAGAATCATTACGAGATTCCTTTCGCATAGTATCTGCGTTTTTCTTCTGCCTGACGTTCGATTGACCATTTTGATACTCGTCCAAGATACCCAATAACGCGTAGTGCATAATCAAGATCTTCACTACCACATATTGGGCATACATCCAACTTGTGCTTTGAGATATAGCCGCACTTGTTGCAAATGGTATTCGGAATATTAAATGTAAAATAGTTGCATCCCGTTGTGATAGCATAATTCAACAGCAACTCATACTGTTGTTTGGAAAGATGTTCTGCGAGATTACAATGCAGAGCAGAGCCGCCGTCCAAGAACTGCGTGTACTTCTTGCCGTGCAGATTAAACTTGTCGATGGGATTGGTTGTTTCGTCTTCCACAATATAGAAGTAAGAATTGTAACAATCTCGCGGCACATAATAACCATCCTTGAGATCCCACTTTGCATTCTTTACACCAAGGTTTTCTGCGGGAACAAACTCAGTGTTGAACATGATTTCCTTAGTGCGGTTCTTTTTGTTCTCCTCGTTAATTGGGCGAAGAATAGCGTTGATATATTTCTGATAATCATCATTATCGGTAATCTTAATTGCAAGATATTCAGCACCTTCAACAGCGCCATTAATACCAACCGTCAGATACTGCTTTTCTGGAGCAACAAACCCGGCATCATAAATCGAGATCATATGATTGTCACGCATATCGAGTATGATTGAGTTGAATGCAATCAGATACTTATGAATCTTCTGAACCTGTTCGCGCACTGCGTCTTCAATTAACTTGAGTTGGTAATCAAGATCCTTGTTATATGCCTGATGTTCAATAATGGCTTTCTGTACAAGGCGATTGATATTGATAGTCATAACACACTTACTTCCGGTTGAAACACCGCCAGCACCAAGTGTGTACGAGAACTGGTTGTCCTGTATGCCATTTCTGAGGCGGCAACAAGAGGCAAGACTGTCAACGCTATCGGATGTGTAAACAAAGAAGCTATGTCCTTCTGAGTACATTTGTGCGGCGAAGTCAGCCCACTCTTTATCACAATATTCTTTACCATCATTCAGCAGTGACAGAGTTTCGACAGGGAAGGTAAGAATATTCTTGAGCCGCTCATTGTTGAACCACTTCATGAATGCCTTCTGAAGCCAACTCACAGACTCCCATTGCATACCCGTTCCATCAGGAAAAACGAAGCCGTCGAAAAGCTGTTCAAAATAGTATTTGTCTAGGTATGCGATGTTCCAAAATACTGACTGCGAACCTCTTGCGGCGGCTGGTTGATTGAGACTATACACAACCTGACCAAAACTATCGTGAATTACACCCATAATTGTGCGGCCTCTTGAAGATAGATCGACCACTTTGTCTGGATGAAGATAATAGTCGTCACCATAATCCTTACGGAGAAAGTAATCCATATAAGCAAGGAACTCAGGTGTAGCAACCGCACCACAAAGCTGTGCTGACACTGCGAACACCAGATTAATGAAGCCGCCACAAAAAGAACTCAAATGCTTCGGAGCAGAAGTTGTGCCACCCAGTCGTTTCAGGCCGTCGAACAAAAACGGATACAACGTAATGCTGGCACAATACGGTGTTCCAATCGGCATACCACTTTCATCATGGCGGTATATTTCATGTGCCTCAAGCTGACGCAAGTACTCATCAGCCATCGGAACACCGTACATCTGACTAATGCGATCATGCATCATCAGGCGGTTCGCATAAATGTTTGCCTTCTTATGAATCTCTGGAGCAAGTGTTGCGATGTTCTTGTTGCTGACATTTGCATTTGCGTCAACCTCGCTACCAGATGCGGCATTCTGTGCGGAGATATATTTCTTTACAAAATTTATGTCCTTACGATATGGCTCGTACTTATCTACAATTCCCATTCAGATCACCCTCCCGAAGATACTGTAATGCTTCTTTGAAAGTAAGAAGTGTTCCGTCATCCAATTCAAGCTGGGGGATAGAAACAATACCCTTACTTCTCATCAGTTCTTCATCGTGATTTACCTGATAGTCCAAATGCATCCCGTCCATGATATTCTTGAGCATAGTACACTGTGGACAGGACTGTGTAGAATACATAATCATGATTTACTTCGTCCCTTCTTTTTCCTCTTAATTGGCGCTTTATCCTTGACTCCTTTATCCGCAACAAGCATTGGCTCAACCGACTCCTGTGTGTGGTACAACTCTTTTGTGTACCGCAACAATCTGTGTCCGCTCTCGTCATCGATAACCGGATACAGACCGTCGAAGTTCACAGCCGCCTCAACAATGCCATGTCGCGCCGAATCCTTATACCAATACCAGACTCCTTCGCCCTGTGTGACCTTCTTAACCATAACCTTATTCCTTAATCCTTAATCCAAAAACGTGGCGTGGCAACCATAGTCATGTCCAGTGATGAGCCTTGACCCAGCTTCTTCTACAGAGAAACCATGAGGCGGCATGAAGATGTTCTCTCCACACCGCCAACAAATCTCAGTACAGAAACACGGGTAGTTATGATCGGCACAAAACTTTTTCTGTGCGGTCATAGCTTGCTCGGGATCATACGTTCTCATTCTCGCCCTTCTCAGGATGGCAGACGCAGTTAGCAACCTTCTGATAAACATCGAGGTAGAACTCTTTCGTTTCACCATTGTAGGTCACCTCATAATATTCGTCGTCTTTCAAATTTGTTGCCAGCAATGCCTTGTTATTCTTGAGCGTTTTGCAAGACCATACCACGTACACATTCTCGCCATCAAAATTAAAGTCCTTGTCATTCTTGTGATATTCACGAATGTACTGACACACAAGACCAATAGACTCTGTAATAAATGTAATACCGTTCATGCCTTTCCTCCTTTTATTTTGTTCCAGTACTTCCAAAGCCGCCACGAGATTTGCCGCCCAAATGATCAACCTTAACAAAACATACATCTGGCTGATGCTTGACCAATCTACACTGGCAGATCCGGTCATTTACACAGATGGTTGTGTCGCGCATAGCTAACGCTGGGAAACCAAGCACATCGTCGTCGCCGCAATAAGACTCGTCTACAATGCCGGGAGAGTTTGTCTGGAGGATGCCAAAGTTTTTGAATGTACTTGATCGCGGCGCTATCCACAATTCATATCCCTGTGGAATCTTGACCGACATACCAAGCGAGATAATCTTGAACTCGCCAGCCTTCATGTTGACAGTTTCGGCGGCACGGAGATCGACCCAGTCGCCGCACTCAATTACACCTACGGGAATCAGATCAGGGTTGTGATATTTGACCCTGACAACAGCCTCTTTACCCAATGCCATATTTGCTCCTTTAATTATCGACCGACAGCAGAAATTCTCTGTTAAACTGCGGCACTTTGTTTTCGATCAGATCAGCGCATGTCTCGCACAGTTCCTTCACTTCGGGATTCGCGCCACTATGTTCGTTCCGCAACTTATAGATGTGGGCGAACTCGGCGAGGTTAACCCGGAAGATAAAGTCGCTGGGGATGGACAGCATATACAGGCCACGCTTTACATCGCGGTTATCGGCGTACTCTTCAAGCACATAACCATTGACGGCGCGAACATAAGTGTGATCATTCGTGTGGATCTTGTCCGGGAAAGTCATTTTCAGGATGTCTGCGGCCTGATCATCTGTCAGGATCTTATCCTTGTAGTAGTCGGACATTTCGCCCTTTTCAAAATCAGCCAGCCGGGTGGAAGCGCGAACAATACGGTTGTCGAATCTCTTCGCGTGTGAATCCCAGTCGTCTTGAGCACCGCGATGAATGTCCTCAACCAGAAAGCCGAAGTCCACAAACTTGAGCAAGGTAATATGCTTCTTGCCATACTTGCACAGCTTGTCGATTTCCTTGTCGAATGGATAATCGTCGGGATGTTTCTCGCGTTCCTTGCGCGGAGTTGAAATCCATGCGGAATAGTTGCTGGCGAGAATAATCCCACGAGCATCATTCCAAGTTCTCTTTGACATATACAGTGCGGTTGCCGCATCAAGCAGACCATTCATTCCAGTACAACGAACCCTCATACCTTTTCCTCTTCTTCCTTTTGTTTTATTTGTGCGCGAAGCTGTTCGATGTCGTGCATCAACAGGGTCAGGAATTCACTCAGCGCCCTGTCGAATGTGTAGGCATCAAGCAAGCTGGCGGCATATTCAATGTTGTCCAGTGTGCGTTGATAGTGCGGATCAGATGGATCAGTTAACCCGTATTCAAATTCATTCATCAGATCCGTCAGCGTGTGGCGAAGACTGTCATACATCATTTTCTCCGTCGCCGTCATCATTGTTGAACATGTACACTCCTTCCGGTACTTCAGCCATAGGCCGCTCCTCAACAACCACTGGCTCTTCGCTAATCTCTGGGCCAAGTATGCCAAGATTCAACCGTGTAGCCACATTCTTGGGCGAGAAGCTTGAGATCACGACATGTCCATCTGTCAGCACGATGTATGAACCATTGCGTCCACCTCGTCGCGCATCACACAGCAAGCCATGTCGTTCTGCGGCCTCACGCATTGCAGTTGCGCTCCTGCCTTTCATCTCCAGCACCATACAAACCATATCGGCGCTGATGTAATTGTTGTTGCCGATATGGATAAAGTTGGGCGGTGGAATCTCGCCCTTATAATAGTTTTTCTTATGCACCAAACCGGGTTTCAGCTTTTCTGTTTCCATATGCCTTGCTCCTTATCTGTTAATCTCCGGGATATAACTTATAGTACTCCCACAAAGTAAAGTAAGTTGTGTCGCCCTTTGTGTCAGCCGAATAGCGCCGCACAAAAACAAAGTCGCCAGCCTCGACCGGATCTTGGTTGTACACATTCATAAAGATCGTGAAGCGCGACTCAATACCACTGCCCAAGGATCTGGTTGTGATCGCCACACCAAACTGTTTGTTGTCCTTCTTGCGCTTGACCGGATACACCGATTTGACATAAAGCTTGGGGCGGTCTTCTTCGCGGCCTGTGACCGGACACTCGCCGTTCATAATCCTTGCGTAAACTATTGCCTTGCTTATGGTTGACAGATCATCCAGCTTCTGGCGGCGAACATACTCTTCAATGTCGAGCAGGAGTTGGTGGCGGTTGGTTATCGTCCATACCTTGGCTTCAGCACCCTTTGCAGTTAAGCCGTTGGCGTTTTGCTGGATAATGCACTGAATCGGTGTATTTGCGTACTTCTCCTTGTTCAATGTTTTGCGGTTACCCAGCATGTTGTAGAACTCGTAGATGCTTGTCAGTTCGTTAATATTGCCAAACATTGAAAAGAAGTCGATGTCGATCAACTGCTGAACCTGTGTGGCATTCAGTGCGCGGGTTTCAAATATGTCGTCGAGCAGATCCACAAATGATTTGTACTCATGCTCATGTGCCAGCTTGTAAAGCGCATCGCCCTGTGTTGAGCCGAAGCCATCGATAGAGATCAGGCCAATAGCGCACTCATGCTTTTCGTGGTCGCAACCAAATCCGCTCTTACTGACACCAAACTTTGGCGGCATAACTCGGACATTGTAGCGCCGCATCAAAGCAGTACCTGTGGCGAGATCATCCTTACCATCAGCGTTGTTCATCCAAGCCGCAACAAATTCAGTGGGGTAGTAGTACCGAAGCCAGCCACAGATGTAGCCGATCAAACTATATCCAGCGGCATGATTGTATCCAAAGCTATACCCACTTGCATCATTGATAACCTGAAGCATTTCCTCGCACTCTTTCTCAGCAACTTCTCGCGGCTTATCAGAACGAGCGCAATATCCTTCACGGATCTTAATAACGTCGGCGGCAACTTTGTCTTCTTTTTTCTTTGCAATATCGCGGCGAACCGTGTCGGCTTCACTTCCACTGAAACCGCACAATTTGATGAGGGCTTCAATGATCTGTTCCTGATAAACCAGATAACCAAGACTGTTCGCAAAAAGGTTATCCATTTCTTTGGTCGGATTCTTATTTGCAATATGTGCAAAGACCTTATCACGGTATGATTCACCAGAAGGCCGAATACATGCGGTCACCAGAGTCATGTCAGCAATGCTCTTGGCTTGGAATGTTTTGATCGCGTCTGCCGCAAACTGAGATTCCATCTGGAAGATAGCCTGTGGAAAATCGCAGATATCCTTCCATACCTTCTGGTCATCCCAGTCCATTGTGTGATAGCGTGGATAGGGGATGCCAGCAAGCTTACATGTGTCACGAATAACGGCAATGGTCTTCAGTCCAAGAAAATCGTACTTGACCAAACCAGCATCATGAACCGCATCCATGTCGTGAATCAGAACGTTCTCGCCATCTTTGTACATCACGCCGTATTCGTCGATCAGATTAACTGGCGAAATCACCATACCAGCCGGGTGGACTCCTTGTTGCTTGCGGACATTCTTCAAGCCTTCGTAGTAGTAGAAGATGTCGGGATATTTCTTTGCAGTCGCATCAGGATCTGAGTCGTATTCTTTCTTGATGCGGTCAACACGTTTCAGCGGATAAGGACTGAGTTCGCGGTCATCTTCACCGTGATCGCGCAACCAGTTGTTTGCAAGTGCCGCACCAACATCGATGATGATATTCTTATCTGAGTACGTACCATATGAACCAACCCGTGCTGTGAACTCGCTACCAAAACGGCTGGCGATGTATTCAAATATCTTCGGGCGGTCTTCGGTAATAATATCGGTATCAATATCTTTGAATGTTTTGCTCGGATCGCTACTCCGTGCAAGGATTAACCTCTCTACACTTTCTGTAGAGAACAGACCATATCTTCGCTTATATAGCGTCTGCCACTTCCACCGCGCTTACGGTGTACTTCCTTACGGAATGGTCGTTGAGCCTTCCCCTGTTCGGGGCTTGGTTGCTGATTGCCCAATCCTTGAACTTTTCAAACCATTGCCATCTACGCATATTTCATCGTTCTGTTTTGGTATCAAGGCTCTCAGGGTGTTCCAGCAGTTCAACAGATTTTTATTAGGTGAGCGATATGTCCACCCACCTCTACACGAGATTCATTACAGAAGCGTGAGAAGATTGTATTGAGTGTCTCGGGATTCATATCGATGATGTCGGTAATGTATGCAATCCTCGAGCCGCCAACAGAACCACGGGATGGCCCTGTCGGAATATCATTATCATGACACCATTTGACCAGTTCGCTCTGGGAAAGCATAAAGCCGCACATATGTAGCTTCTTGAATACGCTCAACTCTTCATCAATTGCTTTCTCATATGCTTCCTTCTGGCTCATCGGAATCACACCGTCACGCAACTTTGCCGCAAACATTTCTTGGATGCGGTTTTCAAAAACCTCTTCATCCTTTTCTCGAGAACCGTACAGAATAGGATACTTGATCGACCTATCCAGCGGCTCATCTTCCACCATGTCAGCCAGCTTGTTCGTGTTTGCGATTGCTTCCAGATAAACTGCTTGTGGCAAAACACCTTGCCGTGCATAAGCCGCCACAAGATCCTGCTCAGTAATCCAAGTCAGATCCATCTCATCCTCGCCGTCATATCTTTGCTTCTTGTAGTCAAGCATAATCTGGCGGCAATCGGCCTTGTACTTGGTGGCGGCATGTGTGTCAGTGCCAGCAATCAGTGGCTTGCCATACTCGCAGGACAGTTGCCACAGCCAAGAGTTATATTCTTTCTGGAGCGGAATATTGTGATGCTGAATCTCAAGGAAGTCATACGCCTCGACCAACCTGTTGTAGTAAGGATGATCATGCGGCAAACGGCAGAGTGGCGAAGCTATACAGGCGCTGATCTTAATGATATTGTCGGACAGCGCCAGAAACTCATCAAAAGTCAGGCGGTTGTTGTAGAACATGTGGTCGGGCTTTGTGGAGTTGTAGACCGCACGATTGAGTTCCACCAGACCATCATGGTTCTTGGCGATCAATATGGTGTGATAGTTGTCGCGCACCTTTTCTTCCAGCGACTCAGTAAGGTAGATCTCTACACCATTCAGAAACTTCAGCCCAGCCTCTTCGCACAGTAGCTTCTTGCGAACCCAGTCACGATGGATGCCGTGTTCGCTTGAGCCAATCGCGGTCATGCCTTGCTCTTTGGCTAACGCGATATAGTCGGCAAAGTCGGTGGCACAGTCGAACATTGAGTTGTCACTGTGTAGATGATAGACCACCATGCTCATACTACTCGTCACCCCTCTGTGCCTGTTCCTTCGCCAACATGCGCTCGTGGCGACGTTCGATGATGATGTTGTGGGCTGGGCATTGCATAAAGAAGCCGCAGATATTACAACAGAAATATTCATCTTCGTGGATGAACCATTCTGTGTCGGCCTTGATGCGGTCTATCGTGGCAACTACCCAGTCTTCAGTTTCCTTGACCATCTTTATATCAAACGGCTCGTCAATCCAGTAGTTTTCCTTGTACATGTTAAACCGCAACATGGTAGGCCACTCGCCGTACTTCTCATGAACATACATGGCATATGTGTAAAGCTGTTTGCGGTACACATCAATCTCTTTCTTCATGCTGTTCTTTGACTTGGACTTGTGATCGATGACTTCGATACCGCCAGTCAGTGTGTTGCGGACTATTAAATCGGCAATGCCCACAAAAGGATAGCCGCCGATATTGATTTCAAACTTTTGCTCAATCTCAAGGATTTCGTAGTGTTCGTCGAACCCATTGAAGTTGTCGAAGAACTCCTGCCCAGCATCATAGTATTTTTGCCACAGGCCACGGGGAAATGGTGGCGGGTCTGCGGTAACCTCAGCCTCAAACCGATCAGCGTACTCTTGCCCCAGCGCAATCAAAGGGATCTCGCCCTTCTCATACTGCTCGAACAGCTTGTGTCCGAAAGAACCGTACTGGGAAAAGAAGTTGCCGTCGTCATGAAGGTGATCGATTTTGGACAGCTTGAAACTCATGGGGCAATGATCGTAGGCAGACAGGGATGAGAACGAAAACTTAATTCCTTCTGGCAACATGCACATACCTTATACCTTATTCCTTTCGTTCAGCTTAAAATGGACTTGTCTGCGGTATCTGTTCGGGCGGCAAGAGGATCTGATACTCAGGCATGGAGTCGGCTCTTGGGTTTGGCGGCTTCAGTCCTGTTGTATTCCAGCACAGTTTCAGGCGGTCACCATACTGGCTTTCGTACACTCGCCTTGATGCGCGGCAGTAAACCAGTGGCACAACGCACTTCACGCCGCTCCCTCTGTTCTTGAGAATCCTCAGTTTCTGATCCGCAACATAGATGGCGTTGGTAGCGGTCTTGTTCAGCACACTGTTGCCGCTGATGTCATGGAGCGAAACTGTGGATGCGTCGCCAAAGTGTTTGCGGAGATGAGCCACAATGATCACATGAACCTTGTACCTGAGTGCGAACCGCTTGAGTGCGTTCACAATCTTTGCCTGTGCGGAATACTCGTCATCTTCCATACCAGCCGACATGCTCATCACGTTGTCAACCAGAAAGATCGAAGTGCCGTAGCGCCGCGCTGATGCCTCGAACAAAGAAATAACATTGTTCATCAGGTCGTCGCTTGTGTCGGACTCGTTGTCGTACAGGTAGAGTTTGTTGTCGAGGAAAGCTGAGATGCGGTCTTGGCACTCGCGAGTTATGTACGGCACATTCATTTCGTTGAAGCTGTCGTACTTCAGACCAACCCAGTCATCGCCAGCCGCCTGAAGGTATAGCCACCACTGGAACTGTTCCTTGTCGAGTTCGCCGCTATACACTGTTACCTTCGCACCCTCATTGATTGCGGAGAGAATTAATGTATTGCTGATGGTTGACTTACCAGATCCAGCGTCGCCGCAAATAATGGTCAAGCCGCCATCAACAAGGCCACCCAAGCTTCTGTCGATAGAGATGAATCCAGTGTGGATACGATGGATTGTGGTCGGATCAGTTGGCTCAACGTGCGAGATATTGATCAGGCCATTGATCTGGTCATCTACTGCGGACTCAACCATCTCAACCAGCGCATCAGCACCACGCCGCACAAAAACTTCGTTGGCATCCTTCATCAGTGTGCCGTCATCTCTGAGCGGATATTCACCAAGCGGCACATACTTGACCTTGCACATGGAGAGGCGCTTCCTGAGAACGTCCACCATCTTCTGACCCGGAGCATCTGAGTCGCCCACAATCACGAATGTGTCAACCGTGTTCAGGAAATCCCAGCAGTTTTCAATCCACTGGTCATTGTCGCAACCGCATGGAACTGAGGTCACATTGTCAAACCCAGCTTCGTACAGGGCAAGGCAATCCATCTGGCCTTCTGTGATGTAGATTGGCTGTGTTACATCAAGCTGATCTATGTTCCACAGAATTGGCTCGGTATTCTTGACCTGCCACTCTTTGGGCTTTGAGTCTCCGTGTACATATTTCTGCGGCCTACGGAACTTTTGGAACACGTTTATTCCACCGCGCATAAAGCTGAAGACAATGTTACCTTCGGGGTCGCTGTTGATGGGGAAGTGATCAATGGTAATGTCTGAGAAGCCGCGCAGATGAAGGTAATCTCTACACTGGTCAGTCAATGGAAGTAAAGTTGTGTGCGGCAAATCGTACTTGACCTTTGTAACACTCTGATTCATTTTATTCGACCTGTTCCAATCTGATGTTTTAATGGTGGGCAAACCAAGTTCTTTCATGAGTTGGTTGTACGTACCCTTGAATCCACAGTTGCCGCGCTTGCAGTTTGCCAGCCCAAGCGCATTGATGGAGAATGTCCAAGGATCGTGTGCCGCTTTACAAACCGGGCAGACTTTTGCAACATACTCGGTAACCCCATGTCTTTCTTTCAGGCGGTACTCTCCCAAGTAATCATCCGCAAACTGTCTCACAGCTTCCTCGATTTGCAAACCAACACCTTCTTCCTTAAACCTACAGATAAAAACGAAGGTACACCCACGAAAGGTGTACCATCTTTGATTATTTTCGCAGTTTCTTGAGAAAACTGCTGAAATGAACTGGGTAAGGATTTGCACCTTACATGATGGACTATCGCAATACCATCGCCTCGCTTGCGACACCCGGCGCGTCTACCTATTCCGTCACCAATCGTTTCAGGAAGCGCCATAATTTAATGACGTATCCGGGAACTCCTTGTACACTTGTACATGAGATATCTCCGTCAAACTAAACCCCTTCAGATGTCAACCTGTCAGGATTTTACAACCTCGGAGTGCAGGAAGCTTGCAGACTCTCATTACCCTGACCTCGATGCGTTGACAAGACGATTGTATCAAGGTGGTCTGCCGTGTTGCGCTGTGCGGTTTCAAAGGGAAGCACGACAGTTGAAAGCATTGTTAAGGAGGCAATGCGTAGAAAGGTAAAGCTGGGTTTCAGTCGTGCCGCTTCCCATAGTATGTTAAGGACTTGCATCCTTATCATCTGTTAATCATCCGATCCTTCATAATCATCAAGGATCATTGATACAGAATCTTTGAACCGCTCGAATGATTCAGGAGACAGTTCGTTCAGTGCTTCATCCATAAGTTCTTCAAATGCATTTGTGAAGTCATACAATGTTTTCATTTTGTACTCCTCTTTTGATTGTTTGGTCGTCTATCAACAAAGTCTCCGACATTTACAGCATTGTAATATTCTTCCGTAACAGTCCACCATTCACTGCCTTCGTTATTCTCGACAAAAATTTTCCATGATGCTTTATGGCTCACCCAACGTGGAATAACATGCATACCTTTGCCCATATGGATCATCATCGGTCGATATGTTCGATGTGCAGGAGAAAACGATTTATCCTTAACTGTTCCGTAATCTATACTTGAACACCCGACCATGCAAAACAGCATGATCAAAATGAGGATAAATAACAGTATTCGTTTCATGTTTTCTTCTCCTTGGTATTTCGTTAAACAGCAATCTTACGCCGGAACGTGTGCAGATCAACGTCATGGATGGCAATACCATAGAGCACATGCTTAAAAAGATGGGTAACCTTGTCTGCGGATCTGTGAGTGCAACCACTGTCTCAGGTTCGGTGCAGTTTTATATTCCGTACAGACCTAGCGCAAACATGTATTTTCCATTACTAAATGACAGTGCTATCATTGATGGATATTGCTTGGTGCGAAGCAATGGCAATGTTACAATGAGTAAAGCCGGGAATGTTAATATCGCGTTCATCACTGGATAAATCAGCAAGTTACTTAATCAGAAATGCAATATGAAGCATTACCATAAAATACCTGACTTGTGCTTTGCACATCGTAAAGCTTAAGATTTCCATCCACCCCAATCAGGAAGAGAAAAGCGTTCCCGTTTCTTGTAAAAGCCGTCCCAACGATTGTCACAGGTGGCCTGAACCCAGACGGGATATAGCCAACAAGATTTGTGCCAGTAGCCGGAATTTTTAAACTGTCGAAACAGATAGTAACAACGTTCCCAGATTTGAGAATCCTAAACGTATCAGAAGAGAACCCGGCACTGTACTCAAACGTTCCAGTTTTTAAGGCTAACTTGCTGTTTAACGTAGAAACAAGACTCTTAACTGTACCTGTTGCCATTACGCCTCACCGCCTTCATCAACCTGTTCGGCAGGAGTTTCTTCTTCGGGTTCTGGTTCAGGCTGAATATCAGGATCAACTCTACGATCCCAAATAGCCTGATCAACAAACACTCCATCTTCGCGGATCAGGAAGGCGGCATGGTAAGGAATACCACTCACAGAAGCCGCCGCACAAATGTAGTGGTACTTCTGCTGACCTTGAGGAAGATTGTCGAAGGATTCATAGAGCAGACCCTTACTTCCATCAGGCCGCATCTGGTTCTCAATGGTCACATACAGATCAGCCATCGGATCTTCGCGGCGGTCATAGATTTCACGGTACATACGACCAGTTTCATCACGATAAACACCAGTATCGTCCAGCAGATAAGCCGCATGATAATCAAGTTCACTCAGCACAGCCGCCGCACAAACTGTATGATACTTAGCCAGCGCATAACGGATGTCACTATAGTGATCGTAAAGGCACTGTATGTTGCCATTCGGAAGATGCTGAATCTCCTATGTGGTATAAAACTTTTCAATCATAATTCATCGCCCTTTCATTAATACGGAACACCCAGTATGAACGTCATATTGGTCGAGCCAAGGAATGTACCTTCGATAGTCAGTGTGTTAGCTGAAGTCGTCCATGTCCAACTAGCCGCCTCATTTTCTGGCTTTTCGATAAAATAATTAAGCAACTTGTGATTCGCCGTGATATTGGTATTGGAAATTGGAAGCGGGGCGGTTGTGCCTTTCTCACCGCTCACAATCACAAGACCATGTGCCGGGATGCCAAGGTTGACTCTCGCATCAACAGCAGAGGTCGCGCCAGTGCCACCACGCTCAACTGGAACAGTGCCATTCACGCTATCAATCACCGGAATATCGCCAGCAATAGTAACGCTTGGCTTTGTGGAAACCGTAAATGTTACCCCGTTCGTTGTCTGTGTCCAAGACCATGAAGGCGGCAGTGCATCAAAGCCGCTACTGATCATTGGTTCAAGCACCAACGAGTTTGTACTAATTGAGGAACTAGTGAATGTATAAGTGTATGGGCCACTTCCAGTCCATGCAGTTGTCGCAATAGAAAAAGGCAGTTTGATCGCGGTTTGTGCCGGGGATTCGACTGAACCAATACGATCAGACAGCGCCTTCAGTTCGCGGTAAATTGCCCTGTTTTCCACCGCATTCGTACTGGTTTCAGAAACTTCTTCATCCAGTGGCGGTGACATATCTTCAATGGCCTGTGCTATCCTGTTGCCAGTCTAGTCGGTCATCATTACATAATCGGCATATGTCTGAGCCATTTGTTAACTCCCTCCTACTTCAGCTTCGCTTTCGCTCCCGCTGGTTTCATCCGGTGTGTTCACCACAATTGTCTGGTGTACATAACCATCGTCGCCAACGTACAAAACCGAAGCGCCAAATACTTGTTGAAGATGCCCGTAAAACTCAGCCAGTCGGGCAACATCAACTAAATTCTGATTGTCCTGAACTGCCATCAACCATCACCGTCCCTTACGGATCTGATGTCTGAGCAAAGATTTCGTCAATATCAGCACTGGTTGCACGGGATATCGTCATAACAGATCCCATCGCATCCCACTTTGAACCATCCCAAGCATAGTTCATACCATACTCGCGCACATCCCACATATCGCCAATCTTGTTCCCCTGACCCGGAAGATCACTCAGTGTGGCAACGCTTCCTTTGTAGATCATGGCAGAACCAACATCGGACTTCAGCATGTAGGCCGAAGCATCGAGAAACTGATCAAGCTTGGTTTTGTCAGCCGCACTCATCAGCCCGGGATCACTTGTGGTGGCTGGATCATAGGTGGTGTCCTGTGCCGGGATACCCAACGCAGTAATGTCAGATTTGGTTGCGGCATTTGTTGCGGTCACATGCCCTTCACCATCCACAGTAACCTTGTACAGGCCATTTGTTGCGGCGGTATGGGATGGATGCGTATAGTTATTTGCCCCAGCTTCGATGCCGTCGAGTTTGCCCTTGTCATCGGACGACATCAGACCGTGCTGAGTGTTGGTTGCTGTGCCATAAGTTGTATCCTGTGCGGGAATACCCAGCGCAGTAATATCGGCCTTGGTCACAGCTTTCACGGCGACCACATGCCCTTCAGCGTCCACCGTTACTTTGTAAAACCCTTCAACAGCGGCAGTGTGAGCCGGGTGAGTATAATTGTTCGCGCCCTGTTCCACCGTGTCGAGTTTGGTCTTATCAGCCGCACTCATTAAGCCATCGGTGGTCGGGGTGGCTGGATCGTATGTCGTGTCCTCGTCAGGAATACCAAGCGCCATAATGTCTTCCTTGGTAACCTGAACGGCGGCAGTCACATGCCCCTGTGCATTAGTTGTAATCTTATAAAACCCGGAGTTGTACGCCACTGTGGATGGGTGGACATACTTATTTGCCCCGGCCTCAATACCAGCCAGCTTTTCTTTTTCGGCGGTGGTGTAATCGTTGGTAGAGAGCGCTTTGCCAGTCTCTTTGTCAACCTTCTTGGCGAGATCACTGCCTAGCTGTCGGTAGAAGTTGTCAAGCTGTTGAACGTCAATAAAACTGTTTGGGTTAGTCAGCGCCATTGTTTATCACCTCTTGAATATCTCGCTCTGTCGCACGGGGAATGGTCACATCAATCGCAACATCCTGCGAACCGTCGAACGATGTGCTTCCAGTGGCATCCCCGGTCAACGCTATCAATCGAGCATTGGTAAGGCGAGTGGCAACATCCAAAGATTCGATGCGAACAATGACTTCTTTCGCTTGGGTCAACGCCTCAGTGGCGGTATCCATAGCTTCGCCCGTTACTTCAACAGCCTTCTCCATCTCACCGATCAGCTAGTCAATGGTGCTTTGCTGGACGGGTGTAGGCTACTCGTCCACAACCTTGGGGCGCTTCTTCACCGGGATCTTGATGACACGTTCTGTGCGGACTGTCACGCCATCGATGTTGAAAACCAGCCAAACATAGATCGGTTCACCGGACTGGGTAAACTCATCAGGGATCTGAGCCACAGAATCACTGCCGACCACTGCCTTTGCTGTGCCGCCCTCAAGCTGGTTGCTGAACTGTGCCTGAAAAGTGGAAGGCATATTCGGAACATTCACAACCTTGAGATACAGGCCAGTGTCGTACTGCCAGATCGCGTCGGCTGTTGCGTCCACACCATTGCCGAAGTTGACATATACGGTGTTGTTGTCGCGGATTGTCATTGTTGTTCTCACCTCACTTTCTTTGTCGTAATGTTAAGATTCGATTTTAATGCGCTGGCACATATAGCCGTCCTCATTGATAAACATTCCCAGCTTATCAGAGACAGCGTTGTGATTCGTGTCAGGAGCATTGCCATCGACTGTGCTGACAGCGCCTGTGCCATCAACGCCTCGCGGAAGCTTGAAGTTAAACACCGGATTCAGGTCAGTTCCTGTGCGGTTTACCTCGGCTTCTTCGTTGTAGGCAACCGCCTCAACTGTACCAATGGCAATCGCCGGGATCTTTCCTTGCGGAATACCAAAGGTGAACAGCTTGTTGCCCTGTGCATTGGTGGAAAGGTTCACTGTAGCGGCGGCATCAGGACTCAGCGTATTGGCGACAGCGGTTGCATTTGAGTAGGAGGCAGTCATTGCTTCCATTGCCGCGATCTGCTGTTCCATCTGTGCCAGCAGGTCGTAGTAGCGCTCAAGTTCGTCCTCGGGAATGTTTGTTCCAACGGGGCGGGGGCGCTTACTGACCGGAATTTTTGCCATGTGCCACACACGGGCATCGTTTTCATACCCGTCTTCGTGGAACATAACCCAACAATAAATGTCATTGCCCGACTGCAAATATTCATCGGGGATAGATACGAGGTTGCCATGACCAGCCACAATACGTGCTGTGCCAGACTCTTCGGAGTTGGAAAAATGTACCTCGTAATCGCTCGGCTAATTCAGCCCTTTGATCTACAGTTTCTGTCCATAGTCATATTGCCACAAAGGGTGGGCGACAACACAGCCGCGACTTTGACCAAACTGTACAACCGTGACGTTGTTAGCCATCGAGGATCGCCTTCCTTTCGTTAAGATATTTTCTGCCGACCTTGTGTAAAGCCTGTGTGATTGCGGATTTGGACACACCGAATTCATCTGCGATCTCCTGATGTGTCCAGTGGTCGAGCCGCAGTCCAACAATGGTCTTTTCTTTTGGATTCAGGTTTTGCACAAAGTCGTAAACGAACAGGTTGGTATCCGCGCCCTCAAATTCATCGATTGACATACACCTGTGGAACTCAGATTCCGCAAACATTAAAAAACGCATGTTCGCCTCTTCTGCAAGGGGAATAATGCGTTTCATATGACCGTCTTTCCAGTAAGTGAGCGGCAAAGCGTTCGCTATCGCTTTCGACATTGCGTTCACACAGACGATTCGCGGAATATATTCCACTTCTTTTTCACTTTTGAACTGTTCAAGGTACTCACAGGCCGCAAGAACGCATTCCTGATACAGATCCTGTGCTTCGATGTTCGCATAGAAGGAATATTTCCGTGCAAAATTGCGGGAAAGTGCCTTGAACATCGGGTTGTACTGCTTGAGTAACTGATTCAATGCTTCGTGTGTCAAAAAATCGACCCCTTTGTGGTGGGATCGCTATCTTTTTATTAATTTTTATCTTTTTGACCCACAAATTTTGTATTTTTTACCAATTAGAAGGGCAAATCGTTATTATTTGGCGCGGTTACCGGGGCAGGAGAGGGTGTTGAAGCAACTGGAGCGGCATTTTCTTCATGTTTTCCGCTCAAAGTGGCAAAACTGTAGTTCCGCAACTGAAGATTCAGCTGAAAACCGGGAGTTCCTTCACGAGTGGTGTATCTTTCGACCGTCAGATCGCCATAACCGTCGAAAATGTCACCCTTGTGGAAGTATTTCTGCAAAAGTTCGCCCATTTTGTTCCAAGCGGACACTCGAATCCACTCGGTTACGTACTTTCCGTCCTCACCCTTACGTGCGGATGTGGTGGCGACGTTAAAGGTGGTCACAGTTCCGCTTCCAGCAGTTCTGGTTTCTGGATCAGCACCAAGTCTGCCGCAAATGTGTAAATTCAGCATGGTTTTGTTCTCCTTTATCCTTTTGTCCTTTTATTTGGCCTCGACAACGCTCAGAACCTTGGCAAGGGTGGCGTTATCGTAAGTCATGTAGTTCAAATTGTTGCCCACCGTCGCTTTCAGCAGGTCAACAACAGCGCCGCGCCCATTCTGCTTGATGTAAGCCTTGATTGCGGCATCAACCTTCGCCAGAAGTTCCTTATCCTGCGGTTCTGCTTGCGCGACGGCTTCCGCTACGGCTGGTGTTTCAACTTGCGGCTCTTCGGCTTCCGCTTGAGGAGCAACAGGCTGGGCAATAGATGCGGCGATATTCTTGCTCGTCAGCAACCAGTTATACAGTTGCCGCCCAGTATCTGCCGTGATTGTGAAATATTTCCCGGCAAACATTCCGGTACGATCCTTTTCCGCATTCACAACATGATCGCGGTCGAGCATAAATAAAACGGTGTATTCATATTGGCTTTCACCCTGTGTGATGAGGCCCATGCCAATATTTCGCACCGTTGTTTTGCCCTTGTCGTCCTTTTCCTGAACGTATTCAGTTTTTGCTCGGATGTTGCAGATGAAATGTGAGCGGCTCTGAAGAATCGTGTTCATCAGTTTGTTCTGATCTTCTTTGGGTTCGCGCCATGCCGTATAACTATTTCCAACCCTCTGCGTGATCTTTCCGTGCTTGTCCAGAGCGCCGCCCTCACCAGACCATGCATGTGATAATGAGTCCACAATGATTACTTCCTGTGCGTTCTGTTCCGCAATGTGGATGGCATCAATGTAGCGGTCAACAGTGAATGGCGGCGAGATTTCAATGGTGTTGTACACCCCGATCAGCTGTGTGCCGACCTGAGTCTCGATGTAGAGCGAACCAGATCCGTTTTCCGTATCGATGATGCAAATGTGTTCCCAGATTTCGTCAGGCGACCAATCTTTGTGTGCCTCTGCCAACATTCCGTATGCCATCAACAGGGATGACATTGTTTTGCCAGTTCCCGAAGGCCCACCAAGCGCAATTTTCAGTTTCGCGCTCGATCTGTCGGCCTTTTTGAATACCAATGAAGCCATAAGTTTCCGAACTCCTTTCTATCCTTCTATCCTTCTGACCGGAGCATAAGACAGGCTTTCAACCGTATGCAACCGATCCTCGTGCGTGGTGGAGAGGTAACGATTTGTAACCGTGATGGATTTATGATTAAGTGTGTCTCGTGCAATTGCCACACCGCCGATCCGCTCCACTTCGGATGCGAAGGCCGCACGTAATGCATGACCGCCAGACTTAATGTTCAGCGATTTCTGCACAGGGGCTACAATTCTGTACACATCGATTCGCGACAGATGTTTGCCGCTATATGATGTGAACAAATAGTCCTCGTCCTCGACACACGGGACACGGTTTTCAAGGTAGCGATCCAGATAAGTGTAGAAGACGTTGGGCGCTTCCACATAGCACCAGTTGCCACCCTTTCTGCGACAGTGAATCAGGTTCTCAGCGCGGTGATCAAGTACGCCCCTCATTGTAAGGTCGCACACTTCCGAACTCCGCAAGCCGCTGAAAAGAATAACGGCGGCTATTGCCTGATTCCGTGCCGCAAATGTTCCTTCGCCCAGCTTGGCGAACATAATTTCCACATTGGACGGGGTGATGGTTCGCACCGGACGCTCCCACTCGGGCAGGTTTTCCTGAGTCGGAACTTTCACGGTCTTGATTACCACCGAAAGATCGTCATTAATCGGTTTCGCATCATCGTCCACCAGTACGTCGCCCTCATAGCACCAGCGGAGAAAACTGCGGATTGCCGAAGCGTAGTTGTTGATCGAAGAAGGAGCAAGCTTTTCGTTGAAGCGAGTACGCCACACACTCAGCATGGTCTTGTTGACTCCCTGAATCCGGTACAGATGTTCGCCATACGCATCGAACGGCACAATGGATACGTTGTAGTCCAGTTCCCACTCGTCAAGTATGCGGTCGATCCGGTCACGGTACAGGTTCAGTGTGTTCTCGTTGACATCGTTCTTTCTGGCTTCCATAAAAAGATTTGTAATAGGGAAGTGTTTCATTGAAAAGCCCTCCTGTTCCTTCATCCTTCATCCAACAACTTGCGACTCACTTACTGGCGGTTGGGTTTCCGTATTTATTATAGCGGAAAACCGTTGTAATATCAACACTTTCGTGCGCTTTTTGATCTTTTTCTTTCCAGCACAACCTGATATTCGTCCACCGTTTCCAGCAGTTCCGGGCTTGACTCGAAGACCCACTCGTTCAGAAAGTCGGGTCGCCGCCTCATCTCCTTTGGAACAAAACCATGAACCCAAAGGAAATTTTCCAGCCCCTTATTTGCGGTTACAAACATTGAATCATCCTTTCCCCTTATGCCTTTGCTACATCAGCTGGCGCGTTAGCCATTATTATCCGCACCAAACTTTTCGGAATCATGATCTCGATTCCGTCACGGTCATCTCGGATCACGCCCTGAAATCCGCGCCGCAACATTTGGTTACCAAGCCGCAACCATTTATCATGCTCGGATGGTATCGAACATGTGATGGTGGCGAAGTCGGAAAGCGGTTCGTACCTGATGACCGTTTCCTGATACTCAATCGGTATGTTCCTCATCTTGCCATCGTCGCCTCTCATCCTACATTGTGCGTGTCAGCATCGTATCGTGTTTTCGGTCGTAAAATTTGGAAACTTCCTCGTACTTTTGCTCGGCATAATCGAACTTGCGACCGCAACAAGTCTCGATGAACTTGCACATGGTACTGAGTTCGTCGAGATAAGGTTCGATGCAGTACAGATCATTATATGTAATTGCGGCATCAATTGCGGACATGATGGACTCGCACTTGCCGTCGAACCACCGCTCAACTTTGCGCTCATCCATTGCCAATTGCTTCTTCAGCATCATATTTGAGTGCCCTCAAGATTGCGGCATTGACTTTGGTGATCGCATTGCCCAACACAATCAGCGCCATGTTCATATTCCGCAACTGTTCCTGATCGTCCAGCCGCCGCAACTGAGCATATGAACGCTTCATTATATCCATCTGGGTCACAATGTTGTCCATCCTACGGTCAACCATTTCCAATGTCACAATCTCCGCTCCTTTCTCCTTTTTGCGGCGCGGCTTCTTTGGTCGCGGCCTCGGGATTTTCTTCATTCTGTCGCACCTTTCCCTTTCATCTGAGTAATGTGGAAAAATTCTGCATAAGGTAAGTGGCACGGCATGTAAATTTTCTGTGACGGCTTCTATAGACAAGAAAAAGATGACCCGTTGTTCGCGAGTCATCTCTCCCTATATATAATATCAAATTTCGCCGCCCTTTAAGACGCTCCAGCCGTTATATTTTGTAGCGGCTTCTGCTTTCAAATTCTCGGCGGCTTCGCGTTCTATGTCCTGCTTTATATTCTCAACAGCTTCGCGTTCAGCCTCTTGCTTAATCCGCTGTTGCAGTTCTGCATTCTCCACAGGATCTGGCAGTTCTGGGTCGACATCGCTTTCCCAGATGAAGTAATATGTCTTGTTGCGGCCTCGTGTCATGCTTTCCAGATAGCAGAACAGGTTGTCCTTCATATCATAGCCGTGCAGATCTAGTTCGTTCTCGTCAAACTGTGAGGTGAGTGCGACCAATCTGTACTTATCGGAGAACGCATCCATTGCTTCGCCCAAGTTCTTGCAATTGTGAAGCCATTTGGGTTTCGTCAGTGCGTATTCTGTTTGATCTTTGCTTGTCATAATCTCAGCTTTGTAAACATAACCCATAATCAATTCTCCCTTTCCTTTATATCCCAATTATCCGCTCGGTAGGTGAATGATTCTTGCCACGGCCCAGAATAAGATGAATCCCGGGCGTACTCCACACCATGTTCATCGGTTCGCACCAGCATTCGCCATTCATTGTAACTGTTACGAACTGTGATGTACTTTTCTGTGCGGCGTACTACCGTAACAGGTTCATATCCGCTATCGGCTGGACAATACTGCTGTCCGACCACAAATTTTGCGCTCATTTCAGCCGCTCCTTATCAGAAATCACCGTCAGCATTCAGATCATCATCTGTTCTGACTTCTTTGCTGAATGTAAGCCCGTTTCCATATGTAATTTCCTGATCAATCCCAACATAAATCCCGCCAGCTTCTTTGTACATATGAGCCATAAGGATAATGTGGTTAACTGTGGCCTTGCCGAACTTCTGGTTTTCTTTCGCGATCTGATCATCACTCAGACCTCTGCCAAACGCATCCAACGCTATGCTATCCAGATCAAAGAATGATGTCCGCTCATCTTCATCAAAGATAACATCCATATATTCACGGGTAATAATCCTCGTTGCGGTTTTCTCGATGCCATTTACTGTAAGTGTCACTTCAGTGTCATTAGTTTCCACATACCAGCGATCAAGATTAGATGTAGTTTTCATTTCAGCCACTCCTCAACATTCTGCTTCGCGTAGTCAATGTAGTAGTACTTGAGAAACCAGATGACGGACTGGAAATCTTCATACTTGGTAAGCAATTTCCGATGCCAGCCATCCTTCCAGTACACTTGGTAGATTTTATACGGATTCCTTTTTGCGGTCAAATCCTTAATGCAGATCAAGTGGTCGCCATCGTTATTGATATCCATAATCTTCATTGTTTTCTTCATATTATTACCATCCTCTCATGTCTGCTTGTGCCACAAGTTCCGGTTTCATTTCCCAGATACCTTCACTTGAGATGAAGTAATCCGCATCAAGCTTATCTTCATCTACATAAGCTGGGGCGACCGTATCGTCCGACAACCATGCAAGTTTGTCATCCGTGAGCCGCCTCATTTTTTCTGTATTGCACAACCGGAAAGCTTCGTGCCGGGAGATCCGCTTGTAACCGTCGCAGATCAAGTTAAATTCGTCGGTCTTGTCGCTGGTGTAGCGCAGATCGAATGTTCCGTCTTCTCGCTCCAGTTCATAGTAGCTTCGACGCATAACTTACACCTCAACTTTCCAGTATTTCCAGTCAAACGGTTCTACATCATACCGTGAGCAGTGGCGCTCAACGTTGCCGATCTCAGGTGTTAAGTACTTTTCGTAATGTGCGATGAAGCGTTTCAACTTTCCGACATCAGACCGCCAACACTTCCGCTCCAATTCATCCCCATACCGCAGATCATTCCGTCCGTGACCTGATTCATAATACAGAGACAGAATATAGTCACATTCCGCAACCATATCACGAATCGTGTATAGGCGGTTTTGAATATTTACTGGATTATCTGAACTATTTTCGGACAGGATAGTTCCGATTGTTTTGTGTTCCTGCCCAATACAATTCATAATCTCGTTGTACTTCTTTGCGGCACTTTCCACGATTGACGCTTTCATCATACGCACCCTCCTCACTTTTCCAGTACCAAAACGAATTCGTCGAATTCCTTTTCGGTGAGATTCCCGGCAAGAATCATCTCCATATTCTCAACCACATCCGCAGTGTCCATATGTTTGCCAATAATGTGTGCGGCCTTCAGTTGGGCGAGATGCTTATCAATCAGTCCGTACATATCAACGACAACACCCTCACGCATTCCGGGTTCGCCCTCAACGACTTCGACAACTTCCAGCAACTTTGATAGCCGCAACATTGTGGAATCCCACAGATCATTTTCCGCTTCGGCATCGTCCTCATTGTAGAAGTAGAATTCCACATCGATTTCCTTATCCCAGCAAGTGACTTCCCAGCTATCGTAGGTCTTCATGAATTCGTATAGTGTCATCATCACCACTCCTTTGCTGTGTATAGGCCGTAGCCATTATCGGTAAAGTTTTCTGTTGCGGTTTCGGTGTAGAACATACATTCCAGATCGTCCGCATCATAGAGCATGGAGAAGTTGTAGTCATAAAGTGCATCGGGTTCGCCATTGTCGAAGTGAACCAGCACACCTTTCTGAATGATGTGCGGTGTTGAAGCTGTGTTGAAGTGAACTTCAATCACTTCAATCTTCTGCCCATAGTAGTCAAAGGTTTTGACCCAGCGTTCTTCCGGTTCGCCGCCACATTTATCATCATGGAGATAATCTGCAAATTCCAACATCATTTATCGCTCCCTTCATGTAAACCCCAGCGGATAACTTCCGCTCTGATTAAATTAATAACTGCTTCTGTAACATAATCCATATATTTTTCTAACAGTTCTACATCGAGATCTTTATTTGTTATATCTATGTTGTTCGCAAATGATTTCTCGGTCTGGTAGCAAGCATTGACATCCTTCAGCAGTAAGTTCAATTTCCGCACACAATACATTATTTTTCGCACACGGTCGGTCGCGTTGATTTCATCTTTAAATGTCATTTCGTTAATCTTCATTTGTTGTTTGCTCCTTTCGTTAGCGGTTTCAGTTCTTTTTCGGTTGCCCGGAATTCTGCGTCATAAATCGTGATTTTCTTTATGCCAAAAGGATAATTTTCATCCTCAGTGTCTTCGTATTCGTAATCAATTCCCAATTTATCCAGTGTCCGCTCCACACCGTGCCGCACATTATCGTAATAATTTGCATCTGCACTTCCGCGCTTACAATGTGCTTGCTTAACGATCAAGTCTTCCAACAATTCCACAACTCCAACAAAACTCATATTTCCAACATCCTTTCTTATGCTTTGTGTTAGCCGCACACAATCATTCCACGCTCAACACGGGCATGTTCCGGGAAAAATCTTGCGTATTGCCGCAATTTTTCATTGCGTTGCCAGCAATCTCGCTTTGTGGCGCGGCCTTTGGATGAACCGTCGCCCTCGTAAACCGTCGTGAACACTGGCGCTTTAAATGACACCAGTGTTTCCACGATATTCTGCACAACTTCGTCCTCTTGGATCACATTCAGCACATTCGAGCATACAACTACGAGCCGTTCCGCTTTCCGTGCCGCCAACAATGAAGCCTCATTTACTTTCTGCGGCTGGTTGAAGGCATCGTAGGGGAGATACTTTATGTTCCGCGCCTTGCACCATGTTTTGATGTACTTCAAGTACTTGCCGCAACCATAATCCAATATGGAACAGTCGCGAATGTTCTGCTTTGCAAGCTTTCTATATATTGCTGGAAGCTTGCTGGAATTAATCGATGTTTCCGCACTACTATATTTTTGCATTTCCGTATTCTCCTTTCACATATTCATACAAAAGATCGTGTTCTTCTTTGGTCACAAGGTTGTGTGCATACAAACAGCTGATATATCCGCTTGCCTGTGTTTTCAGAATCACACGTTCCATCGTGCCTTCTGATTTCTGGTACGCATCCCGTAGGTATTCAATTGCGTGGCGGTCGATTTCGCTGAGTCTCTCAATTATGTCCATATTCAGTCCTCCAAGATGTAGTCATTCAGCAATGTCAATTCGTGACTGTTAATTTGCCCATTGGTTTGTAAGCAAACGAGATAACCCAATGCTTGCGCTTGATCGAGGCTTCGCCACTCCTGACTCTTACCAAGCATGTGTTCCGTCCTGAAGTAATTGATCATGTTGCGGTTCGCCTCGCCCAGTCTCATCAAGACTCTGTCCAGTTCTGTCGGCATTCCTCACACCTCCCAATCTCTCTTGTGAATCCATAATCCCAGATGACCCTTCGCCGGGATTGGTTCATCCAGCGGCTTGACGTTTTCCAGAATCCAAGCAAACCTGCCGACACTATAAAAACCCGCTCTGAACTCGAACGGGTTTTCTGTGCGGATCTTGTGGATGAATTCCTGTGTCATTGGAATACAGTCCACGAGGTCAGCTTCTGCTATGATGTGGCCCAAATTCCGTGCCACGTTTTCCCGCCCCGCTTCTTCCATTAAGTCTGGGGCTATCCAAAGCTTCTTGGCGACATGGATCAGAAGCTTTCCACGATATTTTGTATTCCAGCTTCTTGTCTCAATCTTCTTCTTGCCTTCCGCGATCAACGTTCCAAACGGATCTTGGATGGTTAATACCCGTGGGCCTTCATAAATCTTAGTCATTATTTCTGCTCCTCTCTTGTGATCTTTAGTATTTCATGACGCAGTAGAATGTTGACAATTGCAATTGCCAGATCCCAGAAATCATCTCCATAGATGTTCTTGCATTTATATCCCGCGAACTCCGCACGATTGCGATCCGCATTCGGTATGCGACCAATGTACTTTGTTGCGGCTTCCTCAAACGGCGCGACCAAGTCTGGGAAGATCTGGTCAATGTTGTCAATTGGTATTGGCGGCTTTTCTGCCATGTCCGCAACCATTGAACCAAGATCTACCCACAGTTCGCCCTCCATTACTTTCGACCAAGTCTGTATGTCGTGCATCCAAAGTATCTTTCTGAATGCCGCCAGCATTTCATAGAACATGTCAGCATTCATCGTAATACACCACCTTATCAAAGCTTCTGTCTGGCATATGCCATTTTGCATAATTGAGAATGTCGGTTTCCGTTAAGATATAGCCGTTCTCGATTAGTTGCGGCTCTGCGTCATCGTCGAGGTTGTAACCGTACCGATCTGCATAGTAGCAATCCGCACCCCTTGCCCTTCCAACGATACGGAAGCATTCGATGTCATACTTTCCGTCCGTAATGAAGTCGTAGTCCGGGATGTCGATATCCATACCCGGGCAGATCTTAAACAGCTTCAGATTCTTCATCTTCGTCATCTCCTTCGTCATCTTCCCACACTACTATGTCGTAGATTGTTCCGTACAATCTCCGCAAATTGTCTGTAATATCAGCGGCGTTCAGGATTGTGTTACCATAGATCAGTTCGCCATTCTCCTCATCCCAGCCGCCATTCTCAAAGTTCACACCGTACTTGTCCGCATAAAAGCAACCACGACCAGCGGCAGGACTGATAAATTTGTAGAATGCCGCATCATAATTCTCGTCGAACTCCGCACATTCCATGATCATTCCTTCATGAAGCTTCAGGATTCTGTAGTTTCTCCTCATAACTCCTCAACCATCCTTTCGTTTACTTGTAATTCCTCGATATATAGCATCTTCCAACATCCCTTCATTTACTGGAAGTTCCTCGACATACACCGAACGTTGCCGTCCCTGTGTGTCGTCATCGTGGTAATCTCCGCGACAAGCTTCCCAATCTCTTGCCTGATCGATGCAGTAATCTATGTCATCAACTAAAGCAACATCCCCAAGCCCGGGAATTTCTGCCCAATGTAGGACAGCGAAGAAGTCTCGCGAAAAATCCGGGAAGTCATCCTCATACATTTCAATTTCTACCGCACGTAATGGGCTTGACTGCATAAGTATCATTGTTCATGCTCCTTTCAAACATCCGGCTCAATATCTTCCAACCAGTCTTCTGGCGGCACAAGTTCCTGCCCGAACAGGTTGTACCACTGTCCGCATTCCGGGCATTCACAAGCGCCACAATATTGGTTGTATAGCGTGATCCTTGTGCCGCACTTGCAAGTTCCGCTTGCTGGCTCTGTGTATGACCACGTTAGTTTGTGTACTTCGTTCCAACAATAGGGAAATTTGTCTGGATTCTGCATACATTTCTTGTAATTTTCCTTTGCCGCATCTGTCATTTTGTCAAATTGCGGATTACCTTCTTTGTCGCAAGGAAAAGAACAGCCGCCATCACGGTCAATGAAGAACTCCAAACGGTATTCGGTTTCGGTTTCTCTGTGGGCATCAATAAAGTCCTTAATCATTGCACAAGCCTCCCCTCAAGTACTTCATGGTCGATGATGTCAAAGTTCCCGGCATCATAACCAAGTTCTTCCCAAAAGTGTTCCCACAATTCTGCATATTCGTGATTTTCAAAGTGGTAGTTTTCGCAGATCGTATTAAGAAATTCCAG